CTAGGCCTCGGCCTGCACGGGGAGGACGTTCCGCCCGTCCTGGCTAACTTGCAGCCGCCCGCGGCGGCCGACCTTGGACAGGGTATCATCTTCTGCCCAGTGCCATTCGTGCTTGTTACAGGCAGCCTCTAGCGCCTCCAGTGCCGACAGTTCCCTGTCCATTTTGCGGATCAGGGCGGCCTCCTCATTCACCACCTCGGCCTCTCTTTCGATTGTAGATAGGCGGATACTTCCGCGTGTGCTTCTCATCTCTCTCCTCTCTCTCCGGCTGTGCCGGTCTGAGCTACGCACTCGGCCCCGGTGCCCACCTCCGGGGTTGCCGGGAGGTTAGGCTAGAAGGTGTAGTCGTAGTATTCTTGGCGGTATCCGAGAGCGTAGACCTCGCTTCGCATGGTCGTCCCCGCTTCATGCCAGGTCCCGTTTTCGCGCAGAGTGATGATGGTCTTCTCCCCGTCTAGGTTCGGCCTGTACTCGTAAGACTGGCTATCGGTCATTCCTTGAAATAGCGGGATTGCGGTGTCACGCTGGATCACGAGCTTTTTGCCGCTGACTACTTCTATCACAGTATAAGCTCTGCGGTCAGTCCAGCAAAGTTGAGTCACCCCCATTCCGACTTCCACCTTGGGGGTAGGCGTACCCTGCATTAGGTTGTTAAAGAAGCTCCCTGTGCGCGCTGGTCTCATTATCTCTCTTTCCTCTCTCTCCGGGGCTATCACTCTAACCCGTCACAGATAATGTACCACGTTGTACCACGTCAGTCAAGTGGATAAAGGTGCTTTTTTCGCAGGACGTTTGTACAGGTGGCGAATCTGTGGCATAGCCTCTTGACAGGCCTCCCCGCAGGTGATACTCTGCGCCACGAAGAAGTCTCTCCTCTGGTGTAGTAGAATAACATAGGCTGCCCAATCGCAGAAACGTGGTGGTCAACACGATCACAAGAGACCAGGAGCCTCCGACTTGAGCATATCCCCCACTGCCATCCGGCGCGTGACCCTCCCCGAATCAGATCCCGAACCCGAACGAGCAGACGGCATTAAGTGCCGTCTTTGCGCGTCAGCGAACCCGCGCGGGCGGCGTCGCTGCCTGGCCTGCAATGCGGACCTTCAACCCCCCAAGCCCCGGCCCTCAACGCTGAGCCAGTTCACAGACACCGTAGCGCGGGGCGAGGACATGCCGGTGGTCAGTCACTACCTCCACCGGCATGAGTATCTGGAGGACCTGACGCCGGACCAATTCCATGCGTTGCGGCGGAAGCGGGGCCGGCGCGCGGCGGAGCAGCGGGACAAGCGGCTGCGGCAGCGGGGGACCAGGCGGGAGCGGTATGCAGACTGAAGGGCGGGCGATAGCGGACCTGAAGCCCCACTCCGCGAACTACCGGCGTCACCCCGAGGGACAGCTTGCAATCCTGCGGGAGAGCCTGCGCGTTCACGGGCAACAGAAGCCGGTGGTGATCACCCCCGATGGCACGATTCTCGCGGGGCATGGATTGGTGGAGGCGGCGCAGGCTGAGGGTTGGACGGAGATAACCTGCCACGTTTACGACGGGCCGTATCCCGAAGCGTTCTTAGTTGTGGACAACAGGAGCGCCGACCTCGCGGAAGACGATACTATCGCCCTCGCCTCCCTCCTCCAGTCTCTCCAGGAAGACGGGCAGTTGGAGGCGACGGGGTTTGACTCAGAGGGGCTGGCGGAACTGCTTGCGGAGATTGAGGCTGGCAATCCTGAGAACGTCACCTTCCCTGAGTATGATGAGAACCTGTCAGATTCACCAGAGGGCAAGCTGAAGCGCGCTACCTGCCCGGAATGCGGCCATGTCTTCGACCTCTAGGGACTTCACCGTTATCAGCACCTTCGCGGGCGGGGGGGGGTCTTCCCTCGGTTACAAGCTGGCTGGTGGGCGGGTACTGCTAGCGGTCGAATGGGACCCCAAGGCTGCGGCCTGCTATCAGGCGAACTTCCCAGAGACTCCCTTCTATCTCGGGGACATTGCCGCGTTGTCGGTAGAGGAATGCCTTCAACTCGCGGGGATCGCGCCGGGGGAACTCGATATGCTTGACGGGTCCCCTCCCTGCCAGGGCTTCTCGACCGCGGGCAAGCGTGAGGTTTCAGATCCCCGAAACTCCCTCTTTCGTGAATATGTTCGCCTCCTGCGCGGCCTGCAGCCCAAGGCATTTGTCATGGAGAACGTATCCGGCTTGGTCAAGGGAGCTATGCGTCCGGCCTTCCGCGAGATCATACGGGAATTGAAGGCCTCCGGCTATCAGGTGAAGTGCCGGCTCCTTGACGCGAAGTGGTTTGGGGTTCCACAGGAGCGGAAGCGGCTGATCTGGATTGGAGCGCGGGAAGACCTGGGGCTTGTGCCGGAGCATCCGAAGGCACAGGCTAGGCCGGTGACGGTAAGGGAGGCCCTCGCGGGATGTGAGATCGGACCCGTCCCTCTATTCAACGACAAGTATGCGAGGTTGTGGCCTCGCGTAAGACCGGGACAGAGGGCGGATGCTGTACTGGGTAACGCGGGGTTCAATGGATGCGTCAAACTGAATCCAGACCGTCCGAGTAAGACTATCCCGAAGGTACAAACCGGACGCGGATTCGGTACTATATGTCATTGGGCGGTCCCTCGGGCCATTTCCATCCCGGAGGCCAAGCGACTGCATTCATTCCCGGATGACTTCATAGTGACGGGAACCTATCAAGAGCAATGGGCGTGGATCGGCAACTCCGTCCCTCCCCTCCTCTCCAAGGCTATAGCTGAGGCAGTCTATGATTCGGTGATAGTACCGGCGCGGGAGAAGCTGACCGGGCAGGAGGCCGTCCGTGTCTGAGAACCCCACCCTCCTGAAACACAAGACAAGGCGCGACTCACCCTGTAGGCCAGGCCCCCGGGGAGTGTATCTGGGGCGAGAAGGCAGAAGAGGAAGCTGGTAAATGGCTGACGATCGCGAGAGAAAGCCGTGGGAGAGGCGTCGGGAGGAGTCCTTCCGCGCCTATGCAGCCTTCTGCGTCTATCGGAACCTCGGCGCAGATCGGAGCTTGACGCTTGCAGTGCGTCAGTACCTCACGCTCAGTACCCCCAATGCCCGCGCAACCAAGGCACAATCTGAGCGCGCTCGCTATCTGACTCACCCGACTCCCGGCAAGTATCTGCGAAACGTCAGACGCAGGTGGGGTGATTGGAGCCGAAAACATGCCTGGGTGGCCCGCGCCGAGGCCTACGACGCCTGGATACTCGCCGAATCCGACCGGCGCTCTGCCGAGGCTGCAATCGCCGAAGCAGACCGCCAGACTGCCGAGAACATCCGCCGCCAGGCCCTGCGCTTGACCCATGCGCGCAACCTCCAGGATTCAGCCGAGCAGGCGCGGGAGCTCGCCCTGCCGGTGGCGATGATCAGACTCAAGACGGCGCAAGCGGAATTGCTGGAGATGCAGAAGAGGAACGCCCCCCCCTCTGAACTCGCGAAGGCCGCGAAGCAGGCGTCAGAGGATGCTATCAGCATCCTGCATTGGGTGGTCAAGGCGCTTCCGGCTGGGCAGAAAGCCGAACTCCTGAACCTGGGTGAGGTCACGGACCGGCAGGCCCACCAGGTGGAGGGCAAGGGGCTGACGGAGCAGATTGTCGCGGCGCTGGAGCAGGCCCTGGGGGAGAGAGATGTTGACCTGCCCACCCTAGGGGTCCTGCGGGAGCGGCTGCTGTCGGGAATCAATGGCAACGGCAACGGAGGGGGTTGAGCCGCGGGAGGCGGACATGCAGGGACTTCCTGCGGCACTCACAGAGGAGGCGGTGTGCGGTGGATTCGACCAGTTTAAGGCGCGGCACTTCCGCCGCCTCTACCGGAATTGCCTAGTCGAGTTCGCCTTCGACTGCGTCTCCTGGGGGGAGGGGGAGGGGCCAACTCCCTATCAGGAGGAGATACTCGCGACCATCCCGGCAAGGCCCCGGATCGCAGTGCGTGGGCCGCACGGTTTGGGTAAGACCGCCCTCGCCGCCCTGGTTGTGCTGCACTTCGGGCTGACGCGGGACGGCGAGGACTGGAAATGCCCGACTACCGCGTCCGCTTGGCGGCAACTAACACACTATCTCTGGCCGGAAATCCATAAGTGGTGTCGCCGCCTGCGCTGGGAGAAGGTCGGGAGGGACTCGTTTCGGGATGGCCAGGACCTGCTGCAGTTAAGCCTGAAGCTGGGCACGGGGGAGGCTTTCGCGATGGCCTCCGACCAGCCGAGCCTGCTTGAGGGGGCGCACGCAGACAGCCTGTACTACCTGTTCGACGAGGCGAAGAGCATTCCAGCGCCGATCTGGGATGCCGCCGAAGGGGCCTTCGCCTCCGGGAATTGCCAGGCCCTCGCGGTCAGTACGCCGGGGGAGCCGGTAGGCCGATTCTACGAGATTCACGCGCGGCGGCCTGGCTTTGAGGACTGGTGGGTTCGACACGTCACGCTGGAGGAGTGTATCGCCGCAGGACGGGTGTCCCGCGAGTGGGCGGAGCAGCGCAAGCGGCAGTGGGGTGAGGACTCGGCAGCCTATCAGAACCGCGTTCTGGGCGAGTTTGCCTCCAGCGAAGAGGACGGGGTCATCCCCCTCTCCTGGGTGGAATTGGCGAATGAGCGGTGGCGGTCCCTGGAGGAGTCCGGGGCCTGGGAGGAATTCAAGTGCGCCGGCGTAGACGTGGCGCGCTCCGGGCAGGACAGGACGGTGTTCGCCCTGCGGCACGGCTATGCGGTTCGCGAACTACGCCGCTACACGCGCCAGGACACGATGCAGACGACCGGGCTGGTAAGTGGCCTGCTGGCGGCCCATGGCGGCGGGGCCGTGGTAGACGTGATCGGCATCGGCGCCGGGGTAGTAGACCGGCTTCAGGAGCAGGGCCTGACGGTAACCCCGTTCAATGCTTCGGAGCGGACTGACGCAAAGGACCATTCGGGAGAGTTGGGCTTCGTAAACAAGCGCAGCGCGGCCTGGTGGGCCCTGCGGGAACTACTGGACCCGGCCTCCGGTGAGCCGATAGCCCTGCCTCCCGATGACCTGCTCACCGGCGACCTCACCGCCCCAAAGTGGCGCGTGATGTCTGGCGGCAAGATTCAGGTCGAGTCCAAAGACGAGATCCGCAAGCGAATCGGGCGCAGCACGGATGACGGAGATGCAGTGGTAATGGCTTTCTGGGAAGAGCGAACCCCGGATTATGCCAGCGCCTATACCGTGATGTTCTGAACTCACCGGGCCGAGAGGGCCGATCATGCCAGGCTTAAAAGACACCATCGGCGGAAAGCTGGCGCGCTTCCTGGCGCGCTACCAGGATACGGCCCCGACTGCCCCGGCACGTCCGGGATTTGACGAGGCGGGGCTGGTGAATGTCGACCCGATGGCCGCGCAGGTTGACCGCTGGCGGGTAGCGCAGACGCGGGCGAAGCGACATGCCCTCCGCGACCGAATGGACGAGGAGGACGGCGTAGTCTCCAAGGCCTTGGACGTGCTCGCGGACGTGGCGACAGCCCCAGACGACGAGGGCGATTCGGGCGAATCATTCTCCCTTGACTGTGAGGACGAGCGCGCGCTTGCCGAGGCGGAGCTACTGGTGGAGGCCCTGCATCTCCAGGACCGATCCTGGGAGATCGCGCGCCGGATCGCGAAGTACGGCAATGACTGCTTCGAGCCGGTGCTGGATGCTGCGGGAACGCGGGTCATGCGCTACAAGCTGTTGCCCGAGGAGCAGATTTGGAGGCGGCTTGACGAGTTCGGGAACCCGCTGGACCCGCCCTGGGAACAGCGGTCGGCCTGGCAGAGTGAAGGCGCGGGGATTGGGCTGCGCGAGTGGCAGGTAGTACACTATGCCCACCGCGCGGACGAGCGGGCGATTTACGGGCGCGGGATACTCGACTGCGAGCGGGACTGGCAGCGCCTCCAAGACATTGAAGATTCGATGGTCAGTGCGCGCCTCCTGCGCGGCTATGATCGCAACGTCCATTACATCCCGGTCTCGGAGAGCGCGTGGCAGGCGGAAATTCAGAAGGCGATCGAGGACTACAAGCGGGCCTGGCGGAAGCGCAGGGTGCTGAGCGCAGAGGATGGGGTGACGCAGCGCGACAACCCCGGCAGCGTCCACCAGGACGCCTTTGTGCCGGTCCCCATCGGAATGGAAGTGGCGAAGCTCGGAATCGAGAACATCAGTCCCCAGAACGTACAACTCCAGAACATCCGCGACGTGGAGTATCTGCGGGCGCGGGTGTTGGCGCGCCTAGGGGTGCCGATGCGCTACCTGAACATGGGCGGCGGGGAGGCCGTCCGGGCGGCCCTGGGCGAGGGCGGAATCAGCCAGGAGGATATTCAGTTTGCGCGCACGGTGCGACAGATTCAGAAGGTGCTGCGGGAGGGGCATAGCCGGCCACTCAGCCTGCACCTGATTCTGCGCGGCTACAACCCAATCGAGAAGCCGGTAGCGCTCAAATTCCCGGTGATCAGCACGGCCGACGCGTCGCGCAATGCAGACGTAGATCTGAAGCGCGCGCAGGCCCTCCAGATTGTCAGCCAACTTCTCTCCCTGCCCGCCGAGATGGTGGTAGACCACTACATGCGCCTCTCCGCGCAGGAGAAGGAGCGGTGGTTTGGGGAGCAGATGGAGAAGCTCCAGGCCGCGGTGACCGTCAAGGCGGCCGCGCTACCTGCGCCCGAGAACCTGGAGCGAATTGCGGCAAGCGTGCTAGTGATGGCACAGGAGCATCTGCATGGCAATGGCAACAGCCGCGCGGGAGTCGCTGGAGCGGACCTGCGCGACCTGCACGCATACCCTGCACCTACTCGCTGAGGCGCGGTTACCCGAGGCGGGGCCGCGGCGCAAGCTACAGGCCCTGGTCGCCTCGGTGGCCGGAGAGTGGGAGCGTCGCTTCTGGGCGCGGTGGCAGCAGCCCTCCCGGTCGGCGTTGCCCGCGCTCTGTCTCGACGCCTTCGAGCAGGACCTGGAACTAGAACGGTTGCGCACGGAGTGGCGACGGATCGTCCGCGCGGAGGCTCCCTTCCGCGGGGTGCGGGCGGAGTGGCGGGATCGCATTGCGGGGCTGAAGTCTTTGTCCGAGTTGGAGAGGCAGGCCTTGGCCGCGCGCTTGCGGGGCCGGGGGATGCTGGAGGCGGCGATGGGGCCGGGCAGCGGCGACCCCGGTTCCCTGGAGGTATTGCTGCAAGCGGTGGAGTTGCCGGAGGGCCTGAACGGGAGGTTTCGAGAGGGGTTTGCCGAGGCCTTCGCGGAGGCAATGAGGAACGGGGCAGTCAACACCGTCGCGCAGCTAGGCCTGGGGCAGGAGTGGCTGCTAAAAGACCCCCGCGCGCTGGAGAGCCTGCGAGAATACGCTGGGTGGTACGGGGACAGAATCACGAAGCTGCTTCCGGTAGCCTGGCAGGAGGATCTGAAGCAGGAGGTCATCGCGGGGATGGACGGGGGGGAGTCGGCGCAGGAGATGACAGCGCGGCTGACCGCGCGCTTCGAGGGATTGAAGGGATGGGAGGCAGAGCGGATCGCCCGGACGGAGAGTGTGCGGGCGCGGGTCGAAGGGCGCATGGGCGTCTACCGGGTCGCCCTGGTGCAGCGGGTAGAGTGGATCACCGCGGACGCGCCCTGCCCGATTTGCAGCCCTCGTAGTGGGAGGGTGTATGACCTGGAGTCGGCCCCGCCGATCCCTGCTCACCCACACTGCGAATGCGATTACGCCGCGGCCTCCGAGGACCTGGACCGCCTTCGCCGCGAGGCCTTAGCAGGAACCGGGCCGATAGTACCGTGGCCGATAGACTTGCCCGCGCGGTATGCGCAAGGAGGCATAGCATGAACCCCTGGGAGATGGCAGAACTGGCCGCGCGGTTGCTGGCCCAACGCCTGGGCGGGACCGCGTGCGTAGACGTGCTGGCAGCCGTGCAGGACGAGGAAAGCTGCACCTTTTCGCTGCGGGTGCGCGCGGTAGAAGCGCAGATGCTGATTGAGGGAGTACAGGCGCCGGCCGGGTCGGCGCCACAAGCGTAAGTTCTCACCCCATAGCACGCCTCACGGCACGGCCTCTCGCCGTGCCGTTGTCTTGGCCGGGCACCGGGCAGCCCGTACTCATGGAGCACGGCCATGTCGAAAACGAAGAGTAGCAAGAAGCGGGAGCGGTTGGAAGCCCTGCTGGAATCCCAGGAGCGGCGCGGCGACGGACTGGGAAGCGGGGGAGACCGCCAGGACGACGGGGGAACGGAAACCTGCATCTGCCCTGAGTGTGGGGCTACCGCCTCTCATGAACGCGGCACTCCCTGCGCCGAAACGAAGTGTCCGCAATGCGGCACTGCCATGCGCGGGCAGGAGTCTCCATCGCCGCAGGAAGCGGTGACCGAGAGCGAACTGCGCGAGACGTTCGACCCCGCCCTACCGCGGATCGTCGAGGAGATAGATTCCCCGGCCGGCGATCACCTGATGGTGATCGAGTGCGTGCTGGGCAACGCAGACAAGCCGACCAAGAACGGACGAGTCTACACGCGCGGCCTCTTCGAGAAGTTGGTCGCAGAGTGCGCGGCCGGGACCCCGCGCTCGGGAACATGGCTGATGGAAGCCGACCACCCCGAGAGCGGCCATGCGCGCCTCTCCGCCACGATCAGCACCCCCTGGCGTAACCTGCGGATTGATGATCAGGGGCGACTGCTCGGGGAGACCAGTATTATTGACACCTCCCTGGGCGAGGATGTGCAGAAGCTGATTCGCAACGGCGTCCCGGTGCAGGTATCGAGCCGGACCTTCGCGAGCCTGACGCAGGAGGTGAGGGACGGTCAAACCGTACAGATCGTAGAGGAGTCATCTGCCCTGGAGCACTGGGGCGGGTGGGATGGAGTTCTCGGCGCGGCCGCTGACGGCGCCGGGGTGACAAGCTATCGGGAGGCCGACGCGCCTGCGGCCGTTACGCCTCCAGCACTGGATGTCCCGGGCAATCCACTGGACGAGGTGCTGGAAACTATGGACATGAAGGAATTAGTCGCACAGGTTAGCGAGGGCGTGAAGGAGGCCCTCAAGCCGCTGATGGAGAGCGCAAAGCCGGGCGAGAGCCCGCCCGCCGAGAAGGCCGAAGAGAAGGCCGAGGCGGCCGCTCCCGATCTCACCGCGAAGGTCGAGCAGGCGATGCAGGCCATTGCCGCGCTGACGGAGCGGGTGACGCAAAAGGACCAGGCTGAGGAGAAGGCAGTCCTGGAGGCCGCTACCAAACAGGCCTTGACGGAAGCGGTCAAGGCCATCATGGAGGGCGAGGAGCTGAAGGCCTGGCCGGAGGCGGCGCGCAAGCTGATGGAGTCCTCGCTCGCCGAAGTCACCTCTCCCGGGGCGCTGTCCACGACTTTCGATCGTATGCAGCGCAACCTCACTGAGATTGGCCTGGTGGTGCTCAACGGTCACCCCGCTGGCACTGGTATCGCCGGGGTGCATGTGAGTTCCAGCAAGGAGAAGAGCTTCGCCGACCGCGCCAAGGAGTTCCAGGCCGGAAAGCTTGACCCCAAGTTCCTACCGGAATCCCCCGCTGAGGTACTGGACCTTCTCTGCGAAGGCATTCCCGACAACGGAATGCGCTCTAACTCCGACCCGGATGACCCGGTGCGCAAGATGTTGGGTGGCAATGTCTTCTTCGAGGGCTACCACCCCGGCAACCCGCGCCACGCCTTCCGGGCCGTGCTCCTTAACACCATTAAGGAACATGAGGAGTACCTCAGAACCAACCTGCGCGGCGAGCGTGGGCCCTTCATGAAGATGCTGGAGTACACCAGCCTCTCGGGCGTGACGGCGGCGACGCCGTTCATGCTGCCGATCATCCGCCAGGTGTGGCCACAGTTGATCGCCACGCAGATCATGTCAGTTCAGCCGATGCCGAGCACGACCGGCAAGGCTCTCTACCTCGACTTCCAATACGATCCGGGCGGCGGCGACCCCTCCGTGCCGGGCGAGTTCGAGAGCGAGTACGGCAACAACATCTCTGAGCAGACGGCCATCCCGGAAGTGAAGATGGTGATCTCCGAGGCCGATGTTGAGACGGACATTAAGAAGCTCAAGGCCGACTGGTCTACCGAGGCTGCAATGCGGCTCCGGCTTGACTACGGCCTCGACGCCTCCTCGGAATTCGTCCAGTTCATGTCCGGCGAGATTGCCCGCGAGGTCAACGCGAAGCTGATCAACTCTATGCGCCTCGACACCGACCCGAAGGGCAACATCACGGCCGGCAACATCAACTTCGGTTGTACGGCTCCCGCCGCTGGCTATACCCAGCAGGAGTGGGATCGGGAGATTTGGCTCTTCCTGTTGCGCACCAACGCGCTGATCACGGCGACGCGGCGACGCCCGGCGAACTGGGCGATCTGCGGCGAGAACGCGCTGATGCGATTGCAGCGCAACGAGACCTTCAAGCTGGTGCAGCAGGACGGGGCCGGCCAGAATTACGAGACCGGAATCAACCTGGTCGGCGTAATCGAGGCTGCCCCGCGCCTGAGCATCTACTCCTGCGCCTCGGACTTCTTCCCTGCGGAGAGCGTCCTGCTCGGCCGCAAGGGGCCGGACTGGTACGACTCCGGGGCGGTCTACTGCCCCATCGTGCCGTTCTACGCCAGCCCGGTATTCGTGGACCCGGACGACCTGTGCCAGAAGCAGGCCGTCATGAGCTGGTTCGGCTACAAGAAGCTGGTCGGCAACGCCTTCGCGACGCTGACCTGTCAGGCTGGAACCACTGGAACTCCTTGGATCTAAGCGCGCAAGCGCACTGACCCCTCGGAGGGGAGGCCTCTTGCGGGGCCTCCCCTCCCTCATTTCCTTGAACCACCGTGGAGGCCGGGCATGGGCGACGAGATGGTGATGGTGGAGAATATCTCAGGCGTAGACCAGCACATCGGGATATGGGTGCTGAAGGCCAGGGCAACCCAGCCGATTCCGGTGCAGATGTTGGCGCAGGCAAAGCCTTACGTGCGTATCGTATCTCCGCCCCGAGGCGACCTGCTGGCCATCTACCGCTCATTGTGCAAGCCTGGGTGCGGACACTCCCTATGCAGCCTGACGCGGGGAGTAACGGCCGCCCTGGAGCACAACGGATTCACAGTGAACCGCGCGGACTGGCGACGCCCTGACCAGCCGCAGATTGGACGTAGCCACCTCTGCAATTCGGGGACCTTCGAAGGGCCGGCCGGGAAGTTCGCGTGGCCGCACCCCGACGCTGACATCTGCGCGCGGGCGCAGGCCGACTACTTCCGGCGCAGCTTCGACGGGCATATCTGTTCGAGCGAGGCGATCCGCGCTGCCATGATCGCCTCTGGTATCCCGGAGAATCGCTGCCATGTGGTGAACGACGCGATTGACGTTGACCTCTTCACCCCGGACGGCCCGGCATTGGAGGGGTGGCCAGGGCGATTCGTGTTCCTGATGCTGGGGGCGCTGAACCCGCGGAAGGGCTTCGACCTGGCACTGGAGGCCTACGGGAAAGCCTTCACCGCAACCGATCCGGTAGTGCTGGCGCTGAAAGATTATGACTATGGGTGGGGTCGTAGGGGATGGTGTCAAGAGCAGGTGGCGGCCTGGCAAGCCCGCCTGGGCGAAGCGGCCCCGATGGTCGAGTACGTTTACACCACCTGGGACGAGCAGCAGATTGCGGCCGCCTATCGCCGTGCGGCGCAGCATGGTGCCTACCTCATGCCCTCGCGCTGTGAGGGGTTTGGGCTGACTGGGGCGGAGGCGATAGCGTGCGGGTGCCGCGTCGGAATGACGGGATGGAGCGGGCAGCTCGATTATGCTACCCCGGAGAACGCCACCCTCTTCGCCTACACCCTCTCGCGGAATGAGGCGAACCCACAGGCCTATGAGCGCGACGAGCAGCCGAAGTGGGCGGAGGCGAAGGTCGAGGACATCATTGCGTGGATGAGCCGGGTAGTAGTAGAACGGCCCGATCGGGAGCGACTGAGGCGGAACTCGGAGCAGGTTCGGGCGCAGTTCACCTATGAGCGGATGGCCGAGGAGTTGGCCTCCGCGCTGGGGCTGGAGAAACCGCGGGGAGGTCGCGCTACCCCCGCAACAGAGGAGGAGAGTGGCGGCGGCAGAGTCTTGCCCGGGACATCCACCGCCGCCGCTCTTCCCATTGCTGAGCATGAGACCCTGGGAATCGGGATCCCAACGCGAGGCCGGCCGGGCTACGTCGCGGCTCTCCTGGGCGGGCTATTCTGCCAGACGAAGCGGCCGGACGCGCTCTGCCTGGTGGATGATGACGGCGGCCTGGAGAAGGACTCCGCCATTGTTCACCTGCTTGCGCTCTTTAGGCGGCAGGGAACGCGCTGCGGGATCGTGCCGGGGTCGCAGAAGGGGGCTAGTCCGAATCACCAGATTGCGATGGAGTGGCTGGAGACTGATCTGGTCTTGCGGCTAGACGACGACCTCATACCTGCCTCCCCGGACTACGTTGAGAGGCTGTACCGGCTGATCTGCGGCCAGGCTGAAATTGGGGCCGTGGGCGGAACCTACCCGAAGCTGGACGAGGAGCCGCGCGACTACCGCAAGGCGCTCGGCAAGGCGGGCATGACCAATCGCATTGAGGACATGCGCGCCGGCCGGGTAGACCTTCAATTCCGCAACTGGCAGGAGGCAGGGGAGCCGGTAGAGGCTGAGCATCTCTACTCCTCTTGGATATATCGGCGCGCCTACCTGGAGGCGGTAGGGGGATTCCCGGACTGCTACTCGCGCTTCGGGCAGCGTGAGGAGACGGATGCGAGCGTGCGACTATGCCTGCTTGGAGGCTACAAGCTACTGGTGGACCCCGGCGCGAAGGCCTGGCACTTTCTGGCGCAGGGAGGTCGCCGACCGGAACAGCGCGCGCTGCTGGCGCGGCAGGATGTGCGGACGTTTGAGGGGCGGCTGAAAGAGTGGAGGCATGAACTCCTGAAAGGAACGGGCAACGGGCAATGAGTCACAAGGTATTTAACAACGCAGAAGAGCTCAGGGCGGCTATCTCCAGTGGCAGCATTGATAAGGGAACCTTTACGCTCGGCGATGGTTACTGGGACGCCTGGGACGCTGAACTCGACCGGCAGAATGGCAAGGACCGCCTTCCCCTGTTAGTGCAAGCGCAGTATGAACCCATCAGGGTGGAGGTGGCAGAGGCCCTAGGTGAGGGGGCGACACAAGAGCAGGTAGAGGTGGAGGCGCGGCGTTGGCAAGAAGTGTGGGGGGCACACCTGCTCTATTGGTACGCCCGGTGCGTGCACGGACGAGAGTGCTCCGCGTACGGAGAGGCGCACGGAAACGGGGCCGAGGAGGCATATCGCCGCGCCTCGCTTCTTCGCTACGGCGACGCGGCCCTGCGGGATATTCCTCCCGGCACGTTGGTTTCGTGCCGAAGGCAGGGGCGGCAAAGGACACTTTATCTCGTCGGGCCGACCACCGAAGACGGCCTAACCGAACTGACTGTGGCTATCCAGGCGTCATACGCATACTGCGAGCCAGTCGGTTACGTCTACAAGGAGGAAGGCTGGCTCCGCATTTTCGAGCCAGCGACGGCGGAGTCACTTACCGAGGCGGTGACGATACATGCCCGCCAAGAAAGAACAGAAAGGGAGCGTAGGCAGCGCCAGATGGACTTAGAGCGCGAGCGGCGAAGGCAGGCCGATGCTATCGGGCGAGACGCGGCAGCCAACCCAAGGCCCGTCACGCTAGGGCGCCTCATAAGATGGTTCTTCGGGGGTGGGGGCGCGCGATGATCCTGATGATCGGACTCGACGCCTACCCCTATCAGTGGCGCTCCCTGCTGGAAGAGCGGGATTACCGCGTCGCAGAATTGCACTCCCCCCATGCCATGAGCGCGCCGGCCTGGACCTCGATCATGACAGGCCTGAACGCGGAGACGCATGGGGTGCGCGGGATGTATGCCAAGGATTGGACCGCGGAGGCGGCGGCGTGCCGACCCCGCTACCTCTGGGATCATCTCACGGCCGCGGACCTGGAGAGCGTGGTGGTGAATCTCCCTTTCTCCTACCCGCCCGCGCTGGTACGGCGCCTCTTGGTATGCGGCTATCCTGCGCTGCCTGAGCATTTCACCTTTCCCCGTCACAGGCAGACAGACTGGGAGTTCGGCGAGCTCGACCTGTACAATCGCCGCCGTGGTCTCACCCATCAGGAGGTGCTGGACCTAGATGAGAAGGCGATCCTGGAGGCGCATCGGGAGGCGCGGTGGGCGCTTGCACACCGCTTCCTGCTGGAGATTGGGCGGGGCAAGCCCGACTTCGCGATGTTCTGCCTCACCGATCTGGACCGCCTCTCCCACTATGCCTCCGGGGCGATGCGTGCGGAAGAAGTGCGGAATGCGGTGCTGACTGACATTCTGGAACTGGTGGATCGGCTGGAAGTACAGATTGCCCCGGAGTGGTTGCTCCTAGTGTCGGATCACGGAGTAGACCTGCGCAAGCCGACGCGCGAGGACGGCTGGCATGTCGCGCATGGGCCAGACCTCAAAGAGAGTAAGCGAGGCGTATTCGCGTGGAGACGCGCGGACGGGGCGCACCTGGACCGCCAGAACGTAGCACAGAAGCTGCGGCTGGAGGACATCACCCCTACTGTCCTCTCGCTCCTAGACGCAGCTCCGATCTCGCGGGTCGAGGGGAGGCCGGCGCTGTTCCCGGTCGCGCCACTAGACGAGCAGGCGCAGATTCAAGAGGCGCTGAGAGGAATGGGCTATGTCGAATAGGCGGTTTCGGCCGGAGCGCAGCATGGGCGACCTGTGGGATGACCTGGCGCAAGAGAACGCGCGGTCAGCGATTCTTTACCACGCGACTCCGGAGTGGTTTGAGGAGAGCGGTAGGCGCGACGCGGAGGGGCTTTACCGGATCATGGCTCGCCTCCATGTCACCCGCCCCTGCCAGGACGCGGGCAACCGGACCATCCTCGACCTCGGCGGCGGGATTGGGCGCATTGCGCTCTATCTCTCTCCGGTCGCCGGTCGTTACTACCTACTCGACGTGAGCCGGGAGATGCTTCGGCAGGCACGGGCGTGGCTAGACGGGCAGGAGAACGTCTCTCTTGTGCAGGGCGACGGGTTCACGCTCGCGGGCGTCCCCGACGACTCTGTGGATTTCGCTTTCTCCATTATGGTCTTCCAGCATATGGACCGCGAGGTGTGTGTGCGCTACCTGATGGACCTGCGGCGGGTATTGGCGCAGCATGGCTACGCTTACCTGGGCGTTCCGATGATGGAGTACCCGACGCGCTTTGCGGAGGCCGAGCGGGGGGACTGGCCGGCGAACTTCCGGCGCTGGCACCCAGGCGAGTTCCTGGAGGTATGCGCGCGCCTGGGCTACGCGATTCTGGAGGCAGACTGCGACCGCGGGCTGTTTCTCTTGCAGCGCGGTGCTGACGCGAATCTGACATGGGAGAACCGGGCAAATGAAAGGGCGACGACGGCGAGTGACAGGGCGGATCGTGCTGGAGGAGACGACGCAGGGCTGGGTAATGCGGACCCAGCGGCGACGCCTGGGGCTGTGGAGGACGGCGCAGCGGGCGGAGTATGCGGGGCTGGAGGGCTGCCTGTTGGTGCTGAGTCAGGCCTATGCGACCGCGACGCGTAACGTGAAGGGCGTCCTGGTAGGGCGCAAGCTGCGGCGCCGGACCGCGCAGCAGATTGTCGCGAGGCTGCTGCGGCCATGATGACCTACTGGACTGAGGCAATGACGCAGAACCGGATTGCCCAACTGAAGGCCGATGCCGGACAGTTCTTTGGCTTGGCGCGCGAGCAAGTGGAGGCCTGTATCGCGGTGAGTCCGGGGCAGGCGACAATCTGGAACTGGCTGCACTGGGCGTGTTGTGAATGGGAGTATGGCTGGCCGCAGAGCATCGCGCAAGCCTGCTCCGACTTCGGGATTCGCGAGGTATTGGACTTCGGTTGCGGGGTGGGGGAAGTGGGCTTGCACCTCGCGGCGCAACTTGACGTTCCGGTGACGTTTTGTGACCAGCCGGGGCGGTCGCGGGAGTTTGTAGCCTGGCGAATAGGGCGCACCCTCGACGGGCAGATGCGCGGGCCGATAGACCCCGAGGAGGTATGGCGCGAGGGGCTATCCTGGGATGTGGTCTTGTGCCTGGAGGTGCTGGAGCACATCGGTGCCGCGCCGATGGTGCTGAGGAAGCTGCTGGCGAGGACGCGAACTGCGTTCTGCATTTCGGGTGTGAGCGGGCGGCCGCCGACTGATAAGGACCCCCTGCACGTCTATCGCGATAGCCTGTTGCCGGTGCTGGAGCGAGAAGGTTGGGCGCTGGTGAGGGGCGGCGGAACGCCGTGGTGGTTCATGCGCAAGGGGGAGGCGAAGCGGCGGGGCTTGGAGGTGTTGGGGGCAGACGGAAGAGGAAAGGAAACGGGCACGTGACCCTCCATCACATAGCTTGGTTCAAACGGACGCCTCCCGACAATCATCCGGGCGGCGTTCCTCTTTTCGGGGACTATCTCCGGCGCGTCCTTGGCGCGAGGCTCTGGTCCTGGTCAGACTACCCGAATCGCGGGGCAGTAGACGAGCCGGAGGCGGCGCGGCTGCTGGGGGAGTATCTGTCGGTGCATCTCCTGTGTCCCGACACGGATGATGATATCGTGATCGCTGATGGATTTTGGGCGCGGGGGATACTTACCGACCATCACAATTTCGGCAGGATCATCACCGTCGCCCACGGCACATGGCGCGGGATCGCCCGGGCCTTCGGGTCCGCGCAGGCCGCCCGCCTCGGCGATATTCAGGCAGTCGAGTATGCCCGCCTGCCCGTGGTCGCGGTAAGTGAGTCGGTGGCGCAGGAACTACGCGACCTCTACGGCGTGGAACCGGCCGCGGTGATCCGCAACGGCGTGGACACGGAGGAGTTCCGCCCGCGGGAGAAGGCGCCGCGGACGCGCCCGGTGATTATCTACCCGTCCGACGCGAAGACCAAGGGCGGCGATATCGTGGCAGCCCTGCGCGCTCGGCGGCCCGACTGGGAGTTTCGGCGAATCGGCGCGGAGATCGGCGCGGAGGCGGAGGCGATAGCGCAGGGAGATGTCTACCTGCACCCCTCGCGCTATGAGGGCTGCTCCTATGCGGTCCTCGAAGCCCTCGCCTGTGGGCTGCCGGTGGTGGGCAGCGGCGTGGGGATGCTGGCGAACGGAGCTCCCGATCAGACGCGCCGGGATGATTCCTGGGGGATAGTCTGTGCGCCAGGAGTGTCGCTGCAAACCTGGGAGCTGTCACTGGAAGAGGTATTGGCGAGGCAGAGAGAGGCCTCGCTGAATGCCCACGCCTGGGCCGTCGAGCATGGTTCCCTGACCCGATGGGAGCGCGAGTGGCGTTCCTTCCTCCAGGGCGTGCCAGTTTACGCTGGAGCGCTACGTCCAAGGAGCGCCTGATGGCTACCCGACTGCGTGATATCTTGCCTCGCCTCTCGCGCCCCGCCGCAAGCCAGGGGCAGGGTACGGCCCTCCCGACCGAGACCCTGCCCCTGGGAACTTGCGGAAGCTGTGAGGCGGTGAACTTCGCGGCATTCCGGGAGGTGGCAATGGGCGAAGAGCGCGTCTACAAAAGCCCGGATCGGCGCGCGGCAGAGGTTGGCGGCACCCCCCACCCTGTTCGCTTCCGGTGTCGTAGCTGCGGGAAGATAGTGACGCATGAGCCGGACCGGCTCGGGGAAGTGAGGTCTATATGACTTCGGCGGAACTGATTGTGGAACTGAAAGCGCAGGGCTTCGGCACCTCTCTCACCGAGACGCAGTGGGGGCAGGTGGTGACGGACGCGCTCGCGATGTTCTCCCGGCAGCGGCCCCAGTATGTGCTCGATACCTTCACCACCACGGCCGATCTCGCGACCTACGATCTGCCCGCGGGCGGCTATCTCTGCCTAGCCGTATCTCCGCAGCAGACGATAGATGACCTGTGGGCTGAACTTACTGGCACGTCTACCGACTCGCCCCTGATCGGGGACGGTGACGCGATTGTGGATTTTCACCGCCCCTCTCTCACGGACGCATTTCGCCAGAAGCTGGAGGCCTGGGCGCGCCAGTTTGGCAGTGACTTCGAGCAGCCGGAGCCGGGCGGGCCAGTGCGGCTGATTCCCGCACCCTCGGAGGCGCAGGAGATGGCCTGGTACTACACGGCCCTGCATACTACTGTTGACACAGTGCCGGACGGCGCTCTCGACCTGCTGAAGATGGCTGGCCGGGCCTGCGCGATGGGAGCCCTGGCGCTGGGAAAGACGATCTCGGTATTGGACTCAGGCGGACGACTCACGCTGGGGCCGTACACGAAAGACACTGGGAGTTCAGCCTCGCTGGTCGCCAAACTCTTCGGGGAGGCGCAAAAGCTGGAGGAGGCCTTCTATCGTGCCGCCTACCTGCCAGCCGGCGCGATCAGGGGCTAGGCGATGGCAGACGCGGTTCTCCAATCCATACTGACGCATATCGTGAACGTCTACCACCTCGTGCAGAGCGAGGACACGGACGGCCAGGTGCTGGAGGGTTACCCGGATCGCTGGTCGCCCGACATCCTGAATCTGCCTTGCGCCATCGTGCAGGACGGGGAGACGCTAGCGAAGTCCGCGGTTGGCGCGATCATCGGCAGTACCATGATCCTCTACTGCGAGGACGCGGATCTTCGCGAGCATGATCGGGTGCACTGGAAAGAGCATGTCTACTGCGTGAACGGGACCCCGGCCAAGTATATGAACATCTTCGATGCGGCGAATGCGAATACGCCCCACTTGCTGGAAGTAGGGCTGATCGAGGAGAGGGCGGACCCGGCATGATAGGCGTCACTGCAACGATCACGAAGCAGGGCCAGATTCGCGACTGGGCGAGACGGATGCCCACGGAGTTTCAGCGCCGTGCGGTCAAGCTGGTGACGGCCCATGCCCTGGCGATAGAGCGCACCGCGAAGCGGCTTGCTCCGGTGGACAAGAACGTCCTCAAGGCGAGCATTCACACTGACCTGCGCGTGTCGGGAAGCCATATCTCCGCCGCAGTCGGAACGGACGCGAAGCATGGGGCCTACCAGGAAATGGGCACCGGACTGTATGGGTACAAGCATCGGGAGTACGTAATTCGGCCGAAGAACAAAAAGGCCTTGGCGTTCGTGGCCCGGGCGGGAACGCAATTGGCGACGGGACGCGCCCTCTATCGCTCAAAAGCAGGGCGACTGGTGACCTCTCGGAAGCGCGCGGCGCGCACTGTGGTCGCCTACGTCATTCACCCCGGCGTCCGGCCGCAGCCTTTCCTGGGGCCGGCCTTCGACCACCAGATGCCAACCTTCCGCGCCGATCTACAGAACCTCGCCCGTTTGGGCTTCCCGAGGTAAGACATGCCCCCGCTTACGACTGGATTCAACTCCACCACGCAGGCGAATGAGATACTGGAGGCCCTACGCGACGCCTTGGCCGCGGGGACTACTGTAACGCGCGGCCCCCTCTGGGCCTTGCCGGAACGCACCTGCCTGGTGCTGACCGGGCCGGGGGTAGAGACCACCCCCTTGGGCCTGAACGTCGAAGAGGCGCGCTACGAGTGGATGATAGTCTCGGTGCGCGCGGTGGCGGATAACGACCGGCGGGCAGACGAACTCGACACTCTCGCCGACACCATCATGGCCGCGCTGATGGATCTGATGCGCACCTCTACCAGTTTCTCCTACCAGAGCGGAGACGGGCCGCGGCGTTTGCGCGACATGGAGATGGCGGAACTGGCCGAGCGACAGCCGCGGCTTGACCCCCTGGGAATCGTGTTCTACACCCGCACGGAGGTGAATCCTCCGTGCTGAGGCTGCGCACGATACGACGCGTCAAGGGCGCTCGCCGGGTAGTAACCGAGGCGGGCGCCTTCCATTTCGACGAGTCCCGCGGCGATACCGCCTGCGTGCCAGAGCCGGTTGCCGAAGAACTGGTGGCAGAGGGCCGCGCCTACCTGCCCTCTCCGCAAGAGCTCTGTGCGGGGAAGTGGATTGTGCGCCGACGCGCAGGCATGGGGGACGTACTCTGCTTGTCTGCTGCCCTGCGGGAGGTGGTGAAGTTCGGCGGCGCCGTGGAGGTGATCGCCCACGCGAACTACCGCACGATCTTCGATGGATTCCCACAGGGAGCCGGGCAGTTCCAACATCGCCCGGTGTTGTTTGACGGCTGGCTAGAGCGACACCCAGGAAGGCGGGGCCGACCGGCCGCAGCCTGCTTGGGAGACTATTGGAATCTCGACTTGGAGGATATGCGTCCGTACTTCGCGCTCTCCGAGCAAGAGCGATCGCTGGGGCGCTCCTATCTCGCGCAGTTGCGCGGGGGGAGCGAAAGGGTGGTTGCCTTATTCCAGCGCGCGGGGTGGGAGACGCGCACCTACCGGCACTGGCGGCAGGTAGCGAAGGCGTTGGCGGATTCGGGCTGTACAGTGTTGGGCTTCGACGGCGAGGTGCTGCCGTGCTGCAAGCAGCCGTTCCCCATGCCACTGCGCGCCCTGGCTGGCGTGATAGCGGCCTGTGATCTGGTGGTGACGGGAGATAGCGGGCCGCTGCACTTGGCGGCCGCGGTTGGAACCCCTTCGGTTTCGGTGTTCTGCTGCACCGGCGCGGCCGGGTCAGTTGGGCGCGGCTATGACACTGAGTCGCTGGAACCGGAGGGGATGGAGTGCTGGCCGTGTTGGGCGGCCAGTTGTCGTGTCGGCGAGGTGGATGTCCCGGGCAGCTGTGTTGAGGCGGTGTCGCCTGAATCGGTAACACAAGCAGCCCTGGGGCGTCTTAAGGCGCTCTCTGGGCACAAGGAGAGTGCAGATGCAGGGCTTCTACGGTAGGATTTGGTACGGCGTGCAGGGAGCGAAGGGGACGGCGGCTACGTCCTTCGCCCCCATCGGGATTATCGGCCGGGCAAATCGGCGAATCCCCGCGGGACTTGAGAAGCTGTTTGGCGTCGGCTCCTGGAATGCGATGGAGCTTTCTGAGGGCATGACCCTCGGCGAAGTAGGAATCTCCATCGCGGCCCTGGAGGACCCGCACTTCTGCCAGTACGCGCGGCGTAGCGACGTGACCGGCGAGCTCACCTGGCTGACCATCAAGATGGGCTACGTGAAGGGCGCGGAGGTCTACACCTCCGTCATTCAGGACTGCAAGATGGACTCGCTGGGCCTGCGGCTAGAGGCGGGCGGGCGGATCTCGGTTGACCTCTCTCTGATTGGCGGCAAGGTCACCAACACCGCGGCCGATCCCGGCGACATGTCGAACCTCGACGCGCGGGCTTACCGCTCGTTTGAGGCCGTATGGGACGAGGTGCTGGACCTACGCGCGTTCTCCCTGGACGTGCGCAACAATATCAGCCCGATCCCTGTCATTGCCGGGTCCGGCACGACCCGCGACCCGGATCGAATCTGGGATTACCTGGACGAGGGCCGCAATGACGTGGGAGGTTCGCTCACCTATCGCGCCGGCGATGTGACGCGCGACCTTCAGGACTGCCTGCTGACCGGGGCGGACCACGACCTGGTATTCACCTCGTGCGGGGATATCTCCCCCGCGCAGAGCATGACCATCTCGCTCACCGGCCTGAAACTGGAGAGCGAGGACTTCCAGCTGCAGGCCGATGCGGACGTGCTGTTCGAGTGTCCGTATCTGGCGACCGACTGGGAAATTACCGGCTAGGCCGGATAAGGGAGGCGCATATGACGGGCAATGACGAACTGACCACTCCGGGCAATGTGATAGTTGACCCGGAGGCTCCCACCCAGGAGCAAGACCTCGATCTGGTGGCGCTGCTTGACGCAGAGCTTCGCCGCGAGCGCATTCCCCTTCCGGGAAGCGCGGACGGCGCGCTCTATATCGAACTGCAAGCCTGGACCGGCGCGCAGAAAATGCGCTACCTGAACACCGGCATGGAGTACGCGGTGCCGGTCGGGAAGGCGGCCGCCACCAAGGCCACCTTCCACATGGACACCATTGAGCAGGCTCGCGCGCTGCTGGAGAGTTCCATCGTGGACTTCCGGCTCCGCTTGCGCGGGAAAGAGGTGCGCTATACCGGCGCGCAGTCTGTCTGGTCGCTCCTCTCGCAGGTCCCGTCCGAAGTGCTGGATTGGGTTGTGGCGCAGGTGCGGCGCTTCCAGGGCCTGGAGGTAGTAACCCCCGAGGGGGAAGCCTAACCGGGCAGTTCCTCTCCTACCTGCGGCGCGCGGTCCGCGCGTTGCTGAGTGAGGAGGTGCTGCCCCCAGGGCGCGCCCTCGCGATAGTGCTGCGCTACTACCGCCACTACCGCGAGGGCTTTCTGCCTCGCGCGGGCGGAGTGGGCGAGCAGCCCGCATTCCTGCTCGAGTGTCTGGAGGCCTGTGCCGACGCGCAGGCTGAACACGAGGCCCTCAAGCGCCAGGAGCAGGAAACGAGCTCTCCTGGCAAGGGGCCGCGCCGGGTAGGCCGTCTCTCGGCAGAGGACGCGGCGAAGCCAGACTGGCACCGTCGCGTCAAGCCGAACTGAGGAAGCCCAATGGCTCTTGCTGGTGGACCGACAATCGAACGCGGCCGCATGGAGGTCGTGCTGGAGGCGCAGAACCGCGCGCAGGGAACCTTGCAGCAGTTTGGTTCGCAGGTCTCTCGCACGCTAGAACAAGCGCGCCGGCACGCGCAGGAGGCAGGGCAGTCCTTGCGCGCATCCGGCGAGCAGCTCTCCGCTATGACGGGCCGAACCACCATCCTCGGCCGCTCTATGATCTTCCTGGGAGGGGCGATCCGTTCGCCCCTCCTTGGATTGCTGGCCCTGGGGCAGGTGGGGGCTACGGCGCTCGGCACACTCCTGGGCGCACTGGGCCGCCTGGTAGGTGCCGTCGCAAACGCGGGTATGGCGATCCTGCGCTGGCTGGGACAGACGGCCGTGAACGCCGTCAACTCCCTGGCGAAGGCCCTCACGGCCTTGGGGGTAGCGGCTACGGCCGCGCTTGCCCTGGGGACGCGGGCCGCAATGGAGTTCGCCCACGGAATGCGCTATGCCAACTCCATCATGCAATTGAGCGAGGCGGGATTCGCCGATATCTCGGTTGAGGTCAAGCGCATGGCCTCCGAGGTTGGGGAGTTCCCGGCCGTGCTCGCGCGTGGCCTCTATGACATTGCCTCCTCGGGCTTCAAGGGCGCGGAGGGAATGGACGTGCTGGGGGCCGCGGCGAAGGCGGGTGTAGCGGGACTCACCGAAACCGCGACCGCGGCGCGCGCCCTCACTGCGGTGCTGAATGCCTATGGCATGGCCTCCTCGGAGGCGGGTCGGATCGCCGACATCATGTTCAAGTCGGTGGAGGTGGGCGTCTTCACCTTTGGCGACCTGGCGCAGAACATCGGTGATGTAGTGGCGTCCGCGGCGGCCGCCTCGGTGCCTTTCGAGGAGATTGCCGGGGCCTTCGCCACTATGACCAAGGGCGGCATCACCGCCTCAGAGACCGCCACTGCCCTGAACCGCATTATCCTTTCCTTCCTCGATCCGGCAAAGGACTTTGCCGCGGCGCTGAAGGCCATTGGTATTGAGAGTGGGGCGGTCCATATCCAGGCGACCGGGTTGGCGGGGGCGGTGGAGGCGTTAAATCGGATCGCGGCCGGGAATCCCCTGGTGCTCGCGAACATGGGCCTTGAGATGCGCGCGCTGAAGGCGGCCCTCTCGCTGACCCGGCAGGAAGGCCGCGGGTTCGCCGAAGACGTGCAGGCCATGACGAACTCGGCCGGCGCGATGGCAAACGCCACGAGTCAGATTGAGAAGTCACCGGCGCGCGCCTGGCAGCGAATGAAGGTGGAGGCACAGCTTGCCCTCGTCGCGCTAGGGGAGGCCTTCGGCCCGGCGCTTACTTCGCTGATCGAGGGGGCGGGCCGGGCCTTCTCGCGCCTGGGCGAGATCATGGAGCGGGTGGCGACCTCGGACCGTTGGCAGGCCTTCCTCGCGACCTTGCAGGCCGTCTTCTCGCAGGCCGAGGGCACGATCATGGGTTGGCTCGATTGGCTTTCCGAAAATTGGGGGCAGGTCTGGGATGAGGTGGCTGATCGGGTCGGCCGCGCCGCGGACTGGATTGCCGGAGCGATTGGGGGCGTGATCGAGGTGATTCGCTCCCTGGTCGCGAACCGCGGGGCGATCTGGGATTGGGCGCAGACTATCATTGACGCGGCCTTCGCGGTGGGGCGAGCTATCGAGCAGTACGTGATAGATACCATTCAGCGTCTCCCGGAGAAGATGGGGAGGGTGCTGGGGCAGGTCGGCGGGGCGACAGTAGGGCTCATCACCGCGCCTACTTCTATGCGCCCTTGGGGAGAACACATTCGAGAGAGCGCGCAAATTGGCGGGCACGCCGGTGAGCGGTTGGGGCGGTGGGCCTCTGACGCGACCGGCTATGGGGAGGCTGTCGCCAACCTCCCGCGCCTGAGTGAAGTTCCGCCGCGCCTGCGCGCCTGGGCAGAGCAGCAGGGCCTGATCGTCGAGGGTAGTCCGTGGGCAGAAGTCTCCGGCGCGTGGGGCCGCGGTTCCCAGGCCGGCCGCGATTGGCTCACGAACCTGCGCGCGGGTGTGGCGGGCAGCGCGGTGGCGGCTCCGGCCGGCCCCTGGCAGGACCTGGGGGACGGGGCTTGGTTTATCGAGTCCTCGCAGAACCTGAATGAGGCGGCCAATACGATCAAAGAGGCGGCCGCCACCATTGCCGAGGCGGGGACGCAGCAGATCAGGACCGCGCAGGAGCAAGCAGGCTACTTCGCCAACGCCTCCTCGCAGATCACGGCGGCGAGCGGGGCGGCGAGAGGCGGCGGGGCCGGCGGACAAGTTCCGTCCCTGGCAGAGTTCGCGCCGGCCGCGGTTTACCAGACAGCCCTGGGTGAGATGGAAAAGGCGCGGGGCAACTTTGAGGGATACCGGGAGGCCCTGGCGCGGCAGGCCGCCTCTCTGGACGAGGCGATAGACCGGCTGTGGCCGCAGATCGAAAATGACCCGACCACGGAGACGCTGAGTCTGCTTGCCGACCTCTATGACCAGCGCTCCGCCGCGCAGAAGGCCTTCCAGGGCTCCCTCAAGAGCGCGGCGGGAAATCCCCTGGAGGGCTGGGATCCCAACCTCGTGGCGCAACTGGGGCGCGCCGTCTCGGGCGAGGAGTTCTCGCAGGCGATAGCGCGCGTAGCGGCGGCGGATGCTGCGGCTGCTATCCCCGCGGCCGCTGCGGTCACCACCGCCTCGCCCACCTACGGCCCCGGCATTGCCCTGCACGACAGCTACGTCCCCACCATCGCCTCTCCGCAGATCAACATTACCATCGGCACCGTCAACTCAAAGCAGGAGATGAAGCGGATTGTCTTCGAGGCGGTGGACGAGAAGTTGGACGAGTTCTGGGAGCAGCAGATGGGCTATGAGGCGGCCGCGACTGGATACCAGAACTGATGGCAGTCTACGCAGTAGAGTTCGATTTCAACTTGGAGGAGATGGCCGGACTTCCGGCAAGCGGCTGGGCAAACATCTTCTCCTATGCCATTGCAGAACTAGGCTGGGAAAAGACGGCGGATACTCGCATACTCAGGCTAGAGCTTTCTCACTGGCTTTATTATTGGGTCTGGAATCCTGTCGGCGGAAGCCCGATCATCTACCAGAGTTCTGGCAGTAGCCTGTCCATAGACAGGGGGCTTGGCTTGGGGGCAGAGGCGCTGTATGCGGGCGCCTTGACCTTCGGAGAATGGGCTATCGCCGCCTCATTCGATGATGACACCAATACCTATGCGGTCACCCTCCAGGACCCCAACGGGGATGAGCATAGCTACAGTGGGGCGATATCCCCTCCATTGTCTCCCCCCATCGCGCTCGATTACCGCAGATTCGGGAGTGGGGTGAGGAACTACGGTAGTGTCGGGGCTGAGTACCTAGCGGGCTGGATAATCGGGTCCGCGAAGCATAGCATAGATGCCGTCTCCTTCGCGGTTGATGGAACTCCTGATACCGAGGAAGATTTCGAGGATGAGGCCTTCGACCCGCCCTGGGAGTGGGAGTGGGCGCATGTGCTGCCAGGCGAAGGGGCGAATAGCTGGAGTTGCGTAGATAGCAAGCTGACCTTTGACTTTTCGGGGCCAACGCCGCCCCTGGAGGAGTCACCTCAGACTGACTATCTGACTCTGACCTCGATAGAGCCGACGCGAACCTCCCCCCGATCCTTGTCGCTCTGTCGCCTGTCGCCCTCTGCGGTAGTAGCCGTGCTCGCGCCGGAATCAGAGAGCGCGCTAGCCCAGGGGGGCATTCGTACTGAGTTGGACGGCGCTTGGGAAAAGGCCACGGTCATACACTGCTCTCCTCACCCAACACCTACCGCCTGGAAGAGTCCGTCTTGCTGTCCGAGACAAGGGCGCTTGTGGGTGGCCGGAGTGATTCCTTCGCGCAACGCGGCCAGCCTTGGCGCGTTGGATAGCTCTACCTGGGAGACTGAGGCTGACCTAGCCGCTCTCGCCGACTCCGCTTGGTCCTGGTGTTCAGCCTCCCTGCGCCCGCTTTCTGGCGGCATAGACGTACTTGCCCTGGACGCGCCGGACGGCGGACCCTACACCTGGTATCAGGCCGTCGCGCTGTGGAACCACGAGGGGGACGAGCTCACCTTCTCCGAGGCGGTGGATACTGGGATCGGCGGAAGCGCAGATGCTGCGGGTAGTTTGCGGCGCTGGGTAGGCGGCGGCCTCCTGTTCGCGGCGATAGACGATGCAGACGACGCCCACCTCTGGCACTGCCCTTGCCTGTCGCCGGAGGCCGCAGGAGAATGGGAGGACCTCGGCACCATCGGCTCGGGTTATGCGGCAGTTGAAATCGAGGCCCTCCGCCCGCTCGGCCCGGTGCTGGCCATGCTACTGGACACCTCCGGTGAGGCTCCCGTCTGGTATCAGAGCTACGGCCTCCCGGAGGTAGACGGCTCCGCCGTCACCTTCTGCGAGCCAGTCCTTTCTGACGGCCTCCCCAACTCCGCGGAAGTGCGCGGCGGCCTACTCCAAATCCACGATGGCTCCCTGCTGTTCGCGATGGTAGACGACGCGGATGACACCCGCTTTTTCACCTGCCCGGCCATTGCGCCGGACGGAACCGGCTCTTGGACTGAGGTGGCGACCTAATGCCAGATAAGGTGTACCCGATTGCCAGACTACGCGCCTACCCCCTTGGGGCAGAGGGCTATGTCACGGACCCCGGCTGGGCCTGGTACTCCCCGATGGCCCAAGACTACGGGGCCTGGTATGCCGCCAACGGCTATCGGTGGGGGGCCGGCGCCGGCGCGCAGCCCATCTACCCCTTCGAGTGCGCCACCTTGGGAAACCGGGCATCGGTATTCCCTCGCCCGATCCCCTACTGGCAGCACACCGAAGAGGCGCAGTGGGTTCAGGATGTAGGTACATGGCACGAGGAGCCGAGCTTCCAGGGCCTCGCGTGGAACGTTCTGCATTGCATAGATTCATCCGGGACACTAACCTCAGATTTCACCGCTCCTGCCTACCCGAACTTCCTGGTCGGGTTCTACTCGCCTGGAGTCGCGTTGGGCTGGGATCCACTTGAGGACCCGCCTTATATCTCCATCGGCTGGGGGCCAGAGACTCCGACCGGAGCCCAGTGCGGCTATGAGTTCCGCGTCTGGTACGACGGGTGCGCAGAGATTTTCGAGTGGTCGGAAGGCGGCGCCTATGCGTCGCTCGGGACCGCACAACTCTCCTGGCGGTGGACCTCCGAGAGTCCGCAGTGGTTGTGGCTGATGATCTGCCACCTCAGCAACGGTATCGCGGTCAAGGACTCCGGCAGCGGCTCCTGGGAGACTGCGCCCTGGTGGTGGGTGGAGGGGGAAGCGGATATCGCCCCTCCATCTGGCACGATTCGTTTCTCTCACGCCGGAGGACAGGCCTATTTCTCGCTTTGCTCACTCCTCGGCCCCGCCAGCGCGGCGGCTGAGGGATCGGAATACGCGGGGGTTACCTCCCATGTGCTCACCAGCACGGTGATGACTACGGACCGGACCCGCGCCGCGGGGCCAACCGTGGACGTGCGGTCCCTGATACCCACCCCGGTCTCCTATGATGTAGAACCCGATCTGGCGGTGGTAGCGCTGAACCATGATGGAACCGACGAAGTCGAACTGGAGGCAACGCTCACCTGGGGATACAAGCAGATTCTCGCAGGTCAGGCCGACGCGGCGCAGGCCTACACTTTCGCGTGGTTCCCGGAGTTCTATGCGGCGCAGGCGCGGCATGACCCGACGCTTCAGGCACCGAATGGAGGCCTCCCGCCTTACGAGATTTGGTCGGCGCAAATGGACCGAGTGGTGGTAACGCTCCCGGATGACGCGGAGATGTGCCACGCAGAACTGAACGCGGTATGGCTCCTGAATGACCAAGGGGGCTTTCTGGACTGGCTCGCCGGGGCGTGCCTAGACCTCGCCTTGGGGTGGGTCTACGATGATGATTCACAAGCCCTCACCAGCATGATCTCCGGCTATGCTGACGCGCTCCAGGTGGTCGAGGAGTCTCCGAATCGGCTGCGCATTTCCGGCAACATCGTGGACTGCACCGTGCGCCTGCGGGCCTGCGAGGCCGATTCCGCTTGGCCGGTGATGGACGGGTGGGCTGCAGATGACGCGGTGCAGTACGTCCTGGATAAGTTCGGCTGGCACTCCTCGCGGGCCTCACTCACAGCGCTAGCCACCTATACGCTCTCTGAGGGCCGGCCGGAGGAACCCCTGTGGCGCGCCGGGCCGGGGCAGTCAGCTTGGGATTTCATTGAGCGGATCGCCCGCTACTGCGGGTGCGAGTTCACGGTCACTGTAGGCGGCGGGCTGCTCGCGCGCACCATGATGTATTTCGATACCGGGACCACGACCACCTGGCCTTCTACCTCCTGCCTCACCCCTCCCGGCGTACAGACCAGCCGGCGCAATATCTGGAGCTTCACCGGCGTCGAGGTGCGCGGGCGAACTGAGGACGGGGAGGAACTAGTCGCGATTCGCGCCGACGCGAACATGGAGTCAAATCCTGCCTACGCTTTTTACAAAGGCTATCGCCGCCTGGAGCAGTTCTACGAGCCGGGGCTGACGACGCAGGCCGATGTAGATACTCTCGCCGACATTCTCTACAACTGCATGAGGTACCGCATCGGTGACGAGGTGCGCTGGAGGATTCCCGACGACCTGGCGCGAGTGCGGCGCCAATGCGCTTACATCACCGGCCTCTTTTCTGGCGTAGATGACATTGACCGCCTGGGGATCACGGCGCTTGTTCACTCCTTCGGCCCACGCCTCCCGGACTGCTGCACTGATATTGTCGCGGTTCCCTACCCGAGCTAGCCATGCGAAAGACCCTGACCCGCACAACCGGCCGCTCCCGCTTCGCGCGCTCCGCCCTAGTCGTGCCGCCCGTAGACTATGGCGTAGTGCCGCGCCCTTCCTACAACGTCGGCGCCGCCACTGGCTCTGGCGTCTCTGACCACGGCGCGCTCTCGGGGCTGGGGGATGATGATCACGCGCAGTATCTGCTAGCCGATGGCACCCGCTTTGTCGCGGGCAATCTCCGCCCGGATGTTTCTGGGGGCCGCTCTTTGGGCAGCAGCGGCTACCAGTGGTCGGCGCTCTGGGCGCGCGCAGTTGACCTATCTACGCGCGTGAAGATAGATGCTATCTCCACATCCATCTATGCAGTTACCCTTACCGTGGACCAGACCGCAACCGCGCTTGGTGAGCACAATGTGCTAAATCTTATCGCGTTGGCGCCGTCTGCATTACAAGCTACGTTTGGAGTAGGAATAGAGTTCTGGGCAGGAGTATCAGGAGCGCCCCCTCCCACGCAAGTAGCGCTCTTCGAGGCGCAGCGTGGGGCTACTGATGCAGATTGGTCTTTTTGCATTCATCTCTACGATGGAGTGTCGCTTTTCGAGGCCTGCGAGTTTACCAACGACGGCAGCCTCGCCCTTCCTGGCGATCTGGACGTAGACGGGGCGGCCACCATCGGGACGCTGAGTGGCTATGTGATAGCGACGGCGGGCCTGCTCTCGGGGCAGACGGGGGTGCCGTACACCGATCTGACCTACACCGGGCTCACCGCGGGCCAGGTGCTGCGCGCGACCGGGGCTAACGCCGCCGCCTTCTCGACCGCGACCTACCCGAATACGGTCACGGTGAACCGGCTCCTCTACGCCTCGGCTGCGAACGTCATTTCCGACCTGGCGACCGGGAACAGCGGCGTGCTGGTGACGGACGGGAGCGGGGTTCCCAGCATCGCCACGAACATTCCCACCGCCGTGACCATCGGCGGCTCCTACATTTACCGCGCCGGAGGAACGGACGTGCCGGTGGCGGACGGGGGCACGAACAAGAGCGCGTGGACGCAGTATGCCATCCCCTATCTGAGCGCGGCTACCACCTTCGGCGAGATTGCGATTGGCGCGGCCGGGAAGGTGCTCGCGGTGGCGGCCGGGGCGACGGGGTACGAGTGGATTTCGGTTGTCGCGGGCGGCGGCGCTCCGATCGGCGCGCAGTACGTGGTGCTCGTGGCGGACGGGGACCTCACGTCAGAACGGGTGCTGACGGGGACGGCTAACCAGATCACCATCACGGACAACGGCGCGGGCAGTACGGTGGTGCTGAGTCTGCCGCAGAACATTCACACCGCGGCCACGCCGCAGTTCGCGCGGTTGGGGTTGGGGGCGGCGGCGGACGCGTCGGCGTTGTTGTTCGGTTCCGGTGGTAGCCCTGTGTGGTGGTTGAAAGATACGAGCAGCGGCGACTCCGCCTTGTCCCGGACGATGCAGGCAATCCTGCTCACCTCCGCCGCGATGAACGCGACCTCGAAGTACACCCCGGCTATCCTATTCGGGTCTACTGACCCGGACTTTACGACGGAAAACCCGAAGGTGCTCGCCGCCTTGGCGGGTAGGGCCACGGAGGGCTATGTAGGTGATACGCGGGGCGGCATGGCCCTTGACTTCGCGACCACACCAAACAACCCAGGAGCGAACTCAGTCCCCGTCGTCAATCTCACCCTCACTGAGAGCGGGAACCTCGCGGTGAACGCGGGGAAGGGAATCTACTTCGATGGGGCAGGAGTGGTAGACGGATCATTAGGCGACACGCGCATACTCGAATCCTCCGCGAACGTGATGGACCTGTACGCGGGCGGGGTGAACGCGCTGCGGCTGACGGCAACCGCGGTGGCCGTCACCGGCACCTTCTCCTCGACCGGCGAGATTACGGGGGGGACTACCCACACCTTCATTGTCATGCTCGCGGGGACGCAGGCAGTTGATTCCACTGCCCCGGGCGCATTGGGGGCAGGCTTCCTCATCCCGTTCAACTGCACCATCCTGGAGATTAGGGCGAACGCGGGCGTGGCCCCAACCGGCGCAAACTTAGTTTTCGATGTACATTATGACTCAAGCGGCGGGGCAGACGGGGGCGGGACTTCCATCTGGTACCTCACCCCGGCGAACCGCCTTACCATCACCGCCGGAAACAACACCGCCTCCACAACGGCATTCGACACGGATGACCTCGTGGAGGGCGGCACCCTGGAATTCTATCGCGACCTAGTGGGTTCGACGGTCGCGGGCAAGAACGTCTGCATTGCGTTGACGGTTCGCAAGACCGCGGCGGTGTCCTGATGGCGGAATACACCTTCGATTTCAACGGAGTAGAGAACCCCTCCACCACCCATGTCGCGAAGTACGCGGTGGACGCCTCCGCCGATCTCCCCGAGCCGGGCGTTGGCGGAACCGAGTTCTCCGACACCGACTACGCCGACATCGGGGCTGATGACGCGAGCGGCGCGGACCACGAGACAGCGAACGTGGATGGCGACTACTGCTGGCACCAGTTCATGCTTCAGCCGAGCGCGGCGGCCACTGCCGACTTCCGCGCGGATATCGCCATCACCTACATCGGCTATGGCCGCAACGGGCCGATCCCCTCGCCCTCCTACCACGTGGACCTCTACATTTACGACTTCAATGCCGCGGCGTGGCTATTCGTGGGACATCACAGCAACAGCAGCGCCGCCACCATCTCGCAGAGCCTGGGGAACTGGAATCGCTTCTACGATGGAACCTACGTCTACCTGCTGGCGCATAACCCCGAACCGTCCGCCCAGAGCGGCACGCCGACACCGCCCCAAGAACTGAGCGTCATCATCACGGACTACACGAGCATCACGCTCACCAATTATCCGGGTGGAGCGCAGATATTTTAGGGGTTGCCAAAAACCCTAAAGAGTGCTATACCACTTAGTAGACAGGAGGCGAACAGAGTGACGAACGAGGCGAACAGAATGGCAGACGAGGCGAAGTTGACGTTGACGCTGCATTTACACGATGTGCTGACCACGCCCGGAGGGAAGGCGCCGATCAAGGTGGGCGGCTCGAGGGACGCGGCCGGCGGGGAGGCGTTGGAGGATCTGACGCTGGGGGTTGCGCTGGCGAACCTGCTCCTCGGTATGTCGCCCTCCAAGGGCGATCCCAAGAAGGTGCTCCGCTGCGGGCGCGTGCAGGACAAGCTGGCGAAGGCCATTGACTCGGAGAGCGGGGAGTATGTGGTTGGGGAGATTGCGCTGGGCGTGCTGCGCGCCGCGGCCGGCGAAAACGGCCCCGGCTACAAGGACTTCCTGATGGCGCAGGTCTTGCTAAAGATCGGCACCGGCGAGGACGAGAGCGCAGAGGACATCTAGCCGAGGCGCGCGTAGTGCGCCCAAACGACTTGTGAAGGGTACGGCCCATGCCGGAAAGCAATGAGGTAGTCACGGAGCGACGGTTGACGGCGGTGGAGGAGTGCTACAAATCGTCACTTGCGATGCTCAACAGGGTAGGCGATCAGCTGGATACACTGACTGCGAGGCTCTCCGAGATGCCCTGCGCAAGCCATACCGCCGACCTAACCGCCTGGGCTGAGTTCAGCAAGGAACATGCGAATCGCTTTCAGCGCCACCAGGAGACAGATTCCGCCCACAGGGAGGACGTACAGAAGCAATTCACCGGCATACAGTTCCAGATCAATGGCATGTTCTGGAAGATACTAACCGCGTGCTTGACCGCTGTGGGGGTTTCCATTTCAATTCTCGCAATTACGCTCAACATCGTCGGGAACAAATAAGGGCTACCCGCGAACCCCTGGGCTTGCCGTGGCCGGATAGGTAGACGACATGGCAGATGAGCTATCCGTTTCGCTTAAGGAATACGTGGACGATAAGTTCCTGGCGCTAGAGAAATCTCTCACCTTGGCGCGGACAGACATGGACCGCAGGCTGGAGGGCATGAATGAGTTTCGGGACCAACTGAATCGGCAGGCAGCGACCTTCGTGACGCGCGATACCTGTAGCATATCATCCGAAAAACGCGAGGCGGATATCAGGATGCTGAGAGAGAGCAGGGCGACATTGGAGGGGAAGGCGAGTCAGCAGAGCGTGTATGTCACTCTGGCGCTGTCCTTTCTCAGCTTGCTCTTCGGGGCAATCAGCCTAGTGCTTCACTGGATAAAGTAGCATGGCAATGGCGGTAGTGAACCCGTACCTCCAAAGGCTGGTGGAGGAATACTTAGGGCCTTGGGTGTGGCCCTGGGAGAGAGGCGAGGCTAATGAGAGAGCCGAAACCGCAAGCGGACCTGAGCCTGCTGTGGACGCCGTTCCAGAAGCGTGTGGAGGAGTTGCTGAAGGCGATGCGCCTGCGGGGCTATGACCCCGTACCCTTCGAGACGTACCGCTCCGAGCAGAGGCAGAAGTGGCTTTGGGGGGTGGGGCGAACCCACTCTATGAAGCGCACCCCTGTGACCTGGACGATGGACTCCCGCCACCGCGTCGGCAAGGCTTGCGACATCATCTCCAAGTCGCGCGGCTGGAACTACCCGGCGTTCTACGACGCGCTCCGTGAGGAGGCGTTGAAGTTGAACCTGCGGGACTACGCGGGGCAGATGACGTTCAAGCGCGATTGCTGTCACGTCCAATGGGGAGGGAAGTGAGATGGCGATACTCGGCAAGGAGCGGGAAGGCTTTCTGAAGGTCACTGAAGAGGGGGCGAAGGCTCTCCAGGAGATGCAGGGCATGATCTCCGACCTGCGAGGCAAGGTGACGGGGGAGGCGTTGGACCTCCTGGACGCTATCGAGTTACGCGTCCTCACCAAGCTCGACACCCTCCAGGCGGCGGCAGAGACGCTACTCGCCGCGGGAACTGACCTGGTGGATGATGTGGGCGAGATCGTGGAGGGTCTGGAGGACGCGCCCAAGTGGGCGCAGTCCCTGGTCAAGACCGGAGAGCGGACCCTCTGGCGTTACTCGAACCTGGCGAAGAACGGGATGGTGGTTGACCTGCGCGACGCGCGTGTGGGCGACCTGCGATTGGAGGGGGTCATCACCATCACCCCCAAGGTGGCAGAATGAGAATCGGCATCTCCCCCTACCCGGCGAGCAACACCCTGGCGATTCGCGAGAAGCTGCTGGCCCTCAAGCCGCAGATCGTGCGACTCACCGTGGAGGCTCTCTCCACCTGGACTCCCTCGTGGGTCATCAACCGCGTCAAGGAGATTCGGGCGATAGTGCCCGACTGCAAGGTTCACTTGCTCTTGCAGGAGCGGGCCGTTCCTACCAACCTCTCGAAGTGGCTTACTGACTTCGCGGCGCGGGCGACTACCCTGCGCGGCTACGTCTACGCCTACACCCTCGGAAACGAACTGGGCGCGCTCAAGTATTGGTCGGGGCCGCGCGAGAGCTACGTCCCCTTCTTCCGCGCGTTCTCCGCCGCGCTTGACGACGCGGACCCAGACGCGCTAATCGGAGCGGCAGGCCAGACGCGCGGCGAGATCATGGGGCCGCGGCAGAATGAGTGGATCGCCGCGATAGACGACTGGGTTTCTTTCTATGATGTTCACCTGGAGGGCCCGCCGGGGACCTTCGCGGAGCCTATCGAGCGGATGAGGAAGCTCACGAGCTATGCGCCGCTGTGGGTCACGGAACTGACCGGCACGTTGGGCGCACCGTTGACTCAGCAGGCGAAGGAGATTCCGCTGATCTTTGCGGAAGCGGAGAAGGCGGGCGCGGTGTGCGCGTCCTACCTGCCGGGGGACAGCCGGACGGTCTACGGGCGGTGGCAGCCGAACGCGCTGCTCACGGCGACAGGCAAGGAGCGGACGACCTACGGGGTGGTGAAGAAGCTGATCGCGGAGGCGAGAGCGAACTAACCGCGGGCAACACGGACACCGCGGACAAGGAGACGAGCATGAAGATTCTGATCGCAGTTGCACTCGCAGTTCTGTTGTTCGCGGTTCCGGCGCAGGCGGAGGCCCCTCTCACCATTGAGACGGCGGGGCCGGTCTACCTGTTCACCGGCGGGCAGGGCGGGCTCCTGTTCACTTTCGGCGTTCCCCTGCTGGAGCAGATTCCCGCGGTGGCGGAGGCCAAGAAGTTCGCCCAGCTTGGCACGGTGATGGTCGGGACCTCCTTCGATAACGTGAAATTCTACCCGGCACTGGCGACCTCCGTGCAAATCGGGAACAACCCGGCCCTCGCGATTGGCGGAACCTACCTAGTGGGAGCGGACGACCGGCTGAGCGCGTTCGCGGGCATTGACTTCTGGCAGTACCTCACCGAGGACACCTCTTCGGCCCTGTCCCTCACCTGCGGCGCGGCCCCGACCCCGGCCGTCACCGAACCGGGCTACTGGTTGAGCTACAGACTGGAGTTCTGACCATGAATTGGAACATCTGGGCCAACAAGTTCGGGAAGAACCTGCTCTACGCGCTGCTTGTCGCGGCCTGCGGGGTGGCGACCCTGGCCCTCACCGACCTCTCGAAGAACCCGGCCGCGCCCGTCGCCGTCGCCTACTTGAGTCCGGCACTGTTTGCCATTCTCAAGGCGGTGGAGAACTGGGCGAAGCACAGGGGGGACGCATGACCTAGACAGAGTTCGCCCTGGCCGCGTCGTAGCAACGTGACCGCCTCCACTTTGCTAACACCCCCAGCCCGCGGCCAGGGCAACATAGAGTTACCGCCCACGGTAACGCATCACCTCCTCTCTCGCAAGGGACGACCCCCGGCTTCTCTCTCCGGGGTCGTCTCGCGTCTGCAGGGATTTGGTGGGGTGATAGCCCGAAACGCTCCTGGCGAATCCTAGCGCGTTTTTCTACTGGTGGCACAAAGCAACAGGCCCCCGGTGCGCTGGGGGCCTGCCTCGGCTATCAGGTCGCCTCTTTGGATCGGCCGCGCGGCGGACATGCTAGGGGGTGGCCTCCTGCGCGCTCCGCCTCCACTCCCAGTAGAACTTGTTGGCCTGCCGCTCCGCCTGTAGGGGGCCAGGCGCGCATTTCACCGCGGGTAGAAGCTCGGCGCAATCCCGTTCCGAGACTCCGAGAAGCCCTATGCCGTGCGCGTGCAGGCGACTCAGATTCTCAGCCTGCCTGCGGTTCGCCACGACTGCCTCGGCCCGGTCGCGGGGGAGAGCCACATACGTCTCCTCGAAAGCGCACTGGTATCCCCTGGCCTGCCGGATAGCCTGGCGAACATAGTCGAGCTTCAGTTCCACCGCGACCAGCCGCGTATGCAGGGGCCTCCATCCGCGCTTTCTGTGAAGCCGCCGCTCTGCCATTTCGAGGTTCAGGACGCAAGCTGCTAGGTCTGTAATCCCGCACTGCGTCCCCGCCTGCCAGGGCAGGACCAGCATCCCCTGCGCGCGCAGCCACGCGGTGACAATGGGGGCCATGTCCTTTTCGCGGGCGAATGCCATCCCCCTACCCCCTCTCCACTCTCACTGCTACCCTGCTTCCTTCGACATACAGGCCCAGGAGCCGCGGCCCGATGGGGAGGGAGACGGTGCCGCGCAGCATCGAGGTGATGTGGATTGCGCCATCGGCGAATCCTACGTGAGCTGGCATGTGCGGTTCGTCTTCATCTGCTCCCGTCCACGTCTCCCGAATCTTCTGGTCCTCCGGCCTGCCCCCCGTCACCTCGCCGATCTCGAAGCCGCGCGAGGTCGGGCGGTAGTAGTGCATGGGGTGGGGCCACCTTGGCTTTCTCGTCTCTTGCGCGTGCCTTTGCCAGAGAATATCGCTGTTTGGACCTGTAGTCCCAAGGCACTTTCTAAGAAGCTCCTCTGCCCTCTCCTGACTGAAACATAGGGCGCTATCCTTTGGCGGCGCGAACATCAGCCAGAACCCCCGCCAGTCCTCTTCCCCTCCCCACCGCTCCTGCACCTCCCAGGAGACGCGAACGGGTCCCTTCGCCAACAGGTCCGCGTCCGACACCGCGAGGGCCGAGCCGATTCCGTCGGCCGCGTCGCGCGGGGCCTCCAGGATGATCCCCGCGGGGCCGGAAGAGACGATCCCCCAGACATCGGTAAAGCGGGCGTGTAGGTCGCTCACCGCCCTCTCCTCTCTCCCTGGTCGCAGGCGACCTCCGTCACCTTCACCGCTTCGCCGCCCGAACACCTCACTAGGTTCGCCAAGATCGAGTAGGTCTCGCGCAACTGCTCGTGATGCGCGGCGCGCAGCGCGTCCCCCGCCAACGCTGCCTCTTTTGCCCAGGCCTCCTGTTGCTGCCACTGCCCCTTCAGGTAGAGCAGCACGTCCTCGCGACTGATAATTCTCACGGTTGCCTCAGCCATCATTCTCCTCCTCCTTCGGAGGCGTGTTGTGGGGCATCCGGCTTCTTCAGGTCGTTGCTCTTATTGAGGTGGTTCTTCGCCCGCTGCCACTCCGCCTCCGCAACAAGCACCCTCCGCTTTGCGCGCTCGATCAGGTACTCCTTCGCCTCCTCGAAGGTAGAGAAGATGATGCTGTCATCCCGCTCCTTTTTCTCCCTACATTCATGGGTGCTGCCATTTAGATACGTCGTGCGGACCACCGCGAAGGCCGCCGTATGGGATACCACCTGCACCGGCGCGATCTCTCCCTCACTCCACTTGGTCACCCGCCACATCGTTACCGTTTCACCCATCACTCTTTCCTTTCGCCGCCGCGTCGTAGGCGGCGAGTGCATCTCTAAGGGGTACAATACTCGTCACGCCAGACCAGGGGCTAGGCGCGGCCAGCACGTTAGCCAGCCCATCCGCGACCTCCCGCCACTTCTTGACCTCCGCCTGAAGGGTTGCGATGTCCGTTGCCAACAGTTCCGGGCCTACCTCTGCCTCTATTGCGTCCAGCCTCTTCGCGAGCGCGGTGAAGCCCCCGCCGGCCAGAAACTCGACAACGATGGCCTCGTCGCTACCTGCCCTGATCGCACCCCACACCTTGACCGCTTGGTGCGACCACTCGTGGAAGAGAGCGTGGGCGCGATTCCATCGGTTGTTCAGCTTCGCGATCTCTGCCTCCAACTCCACGACGCGGGCCTCCGCCGCCTCCGCGCGGGCGGCCACGTCTGGATAGGCGCAATCTCGGCACTCATAGTCCATCACCTCCCGATCCCACACAGCACAGCGCGGGTTCCAGGGACCCGCGAGGGCAGGCCAATCGTCGGGCGGGAAGTCCTGTCGCTTACTGCACGGACGGTACTCAGCCATCACTCTCTCCTTTCAGCGCGCGCACCTTCTCCAGGGCAGCGAGAAAGGCGCGCGCCGTCGCTATCCTCTCCCAGATCGGGGTCACCAATTCTGCCCCAAGGTGGGCGCGCCCGAAGTCGTCCTGCCAGCGCATAATGGCGGAGGCAATAGACTTGAGTTGGTCCTCTAATCCCCTCGTCGCCTCTACCGCCTGCGGCAGCAGGTCCAGCACCTCGGCGAGGGGAAGCGCGCCGACGACTGCCATCTGCTTTTTGAGCCCTTTTGGCATCCCGTCCCGCGAGTCCTCAACGTATCGCACCTCAACAGGCTCACAATTAGGGTGAGGAGGCATCACCCATACCACTTTCTCTCCTGACCCAAGGATGTCTACGAAGCAGTGCCACTTCCCGTTCGGCAGTTCACTCACCGTTCGCTCCTCTCTGCGGCCTCCGCCGCCGTAAGCTCTATCACACGAACAACCCCGGCAATTCGCCCTGCTCGTCATAATCAACCCACTCATCCAACTCCTCATCAAATCGCCTCTCCGCCTCACGGAACTGCGGGAAGCGCGGAGGGTATGGTCTGTCTCGGCTACACCACCAGTCGTACAGGTCGTCCGGCCCCGTGAACCGCTTGTAGATTTCGCGGTCCTCGCCTAGCTTATCCGCCCACATCTTATGTAGGGCGCGACGCACATTCTCCCAAATGCGCGGCCAGCGGGCGATACTCTTGGCGACCCTGTTCTCGAAGGGACAGCACACGCACCCGATGCGGTGCCAACCCTCACCGTAAAGCGATGGGTGGGGTAATTTTTCGGCGTGAATGAACTCCCACACTTCCGTCTCCGTCCAATCACGAATCGGGTGGAGCATCCGGCCTCCGGTGCGGCGGCACGTCTCCACCTGTCCGCGCTTCGCCCGCGAGGGGCTCTCCTCGGCGCGCACCCCAGTTAGGATGATCGCCCGACCACGCCCTCCTCCCTCCTTCAATTCATCGCAGCACCAGCGGTTTCGACGCGTTGGCACTCCCCGCCGCGCAACGTGCCAGTAGAAGGTATGAGCGGGATGCTCCCACCTCACGGTGGGGTACTCTGTCCGCATGAATCGGCACACCTCCGGCGGGTCAATCGTCGTCACCGAGTAATGAGCGTCGAACTTCACTCCAGCCATCTCCGCGAGGCGATGCAGTACGATGCTGTCTTTACCGCCAGAAAAGGCAAGGTAGTAGCCCTCCTCTGGCTCCCAATGGCGCAGGAGGGCAATGGATATATCGAGGCGTGACTTGCCTTGTAGAAGATCAAGCTGACTCATTCGGTCGCGGCCTCCGCCGCCGTAAGTTCTATCCGACAGCCCGGAGCCTCTCCCGCCAGGGCATACCGCTTGCGCGCCACCAGTTCCACGACTTGCTGATCTGTCGCCAGGAGTGCGGGGACCAGGCTATCCAAAGTCCCCTTGATGACGTTATCCAGGTCCGGCTTCTTGACGTGGGGAATCTCCCGCGTCTTGGGCACGCCCGATACCCGGCGCAGACGAAACTCCATGACAACGCGCGTGGGGCCGCTCAGTGAACCATGCTCTCGCGCCGCTTCAATCCCTGCCCAGTAGACCCGCTCGTGCCAAGCCTCCTTGGGGGAGTGTACGCGGATCCCCTCGCCGACGCGATAGGCGCGTGGTCGGGCCTGCGGCTTCGGTTCCCCTGGCACGTCAAGCACGATCATTGCGCCTTCTTCCCCGCCTCATACGCGGCGTTCGCTCCCGCAGTCAGGAACTGCCACCACGCCGTGTTATGTCGCTTGTGGTAATTCCGCAACGCCATCTCCAGTCGGTTCCACACCATGCGCCCCAGTGGGTTCGGGTCATGCGCCCAGAGCCATGTTACGGGCAGGTCCAGCGAGTAGACGAGGCGGGTCAACGTCCTGCGGTATAGCTTCATTACGCCCTCAGCGCTAGGTTTGGACGGTCCTCAACGAACTTCTCGCCGCCGTCCACGTCGCGCACCTTCCATCCTGCTTCCTGGCGGCTGATGATTCCGGCGTTGACCAGCACCCGTTCCAGGATCGCGCATTGCTCGCGCAGTTGGCATAACTCCCGCCAGATCGCCTGGTTTGCTTGGTCGGCGGGGCTGTACGCTGCCTTCACTTCGCATGACTCCCTGTCCGCGTTGTGTTCCTCCGCAAGCGTCCGTAGCCTCGCTCTCAGTTGTCCTTGCTGCCGTCTCGCCTTCCAGTTCTCAAACATCATCGTCCTCCATTTCCTTTTCTTCGGCACATTGAGGGCAGAATGGCCCCCCGTAATCGAAAGTTGGCACCTGACACGACAAACACAGGTGAGCGCCACAACGGCGGCAGTTGGCGTCATTCCCGCAATCGGCGAACCCGCCGCAAACGTCGCACCTCATTGCGCCTCCCTCCCCGCCTCATACGCGGCGCTGAGGTTCGCGTCTGCATCGGCGGCCCATTTCTGGATCGCCCCTTCGATCACCGCCCGCGCGTCGAGCAGGTCCGCCATCCCCGCGCTATAGGGCTGGCCCTCGCGGTCGAGCGCGGTCACAGCCTCAGTGCCAAGGTTCACTTGTATGATGGTCATCCGTTCACCTCCAGCAGCCTTCCTTGCGCCGGGCTATCCGTGCGCTCTACTCTGCCCGCGTCGAATTCCTCCAGGGGAATCTTCCCCCCGTGGTAGATGTGTCGCGCCCAGTAGCGGCAGAAGCGGCGAAGAGTTCCGTCCGTCCATCCCGGCCCCACATAGGAGTTCTTTATCAGTGAGTCAAGGGGCTGATACCGCATAGGATTGGGTAACACGCCTGCATCATGGAGAGTCTGACACCGATAGCCTGCGTCCTCCGGGGAATCATTGAAGCCCACCAGAACGTAGCAGCGCAGGTCGCGAAATCCGTGTTTCTTTGCCACCTCTATTGCCTTCATCACCGCCGACTCGTAGCGCATATCATCCCAGGCGAAGCGCGGGTGCATGGGTAATTCGGAGAGACGCGCCGCTTTCGCGTCCGTGAAGAGGCTAGCCTGTAACCCCTGGTTGAAATCTACAAACGGCAATGCCTTGAGGCGGTCTACCGCGCGGTTGAAATGCGCCGCGCTGGTTGCGAGGAAATTGTCATCACAGACGCAAGGGGCGACATCCCACTCCGCTAGCTCTACAAGGGGACGATGCTCGTTCACACAGAAGCGGCAGGCATTCGGGCAGCCCTGCGAGGTTCGCGTGGCAAGCGGGTTGTGCAGGCGCAGGGGGACAATCGGGGCGGCATCCTGCCCAATCTCACAGACGCTCGCGAGGTAGTCAGGGAGGAGTTCCACCGCGGGACCGCCAGCGACCACGCGCCCCTTCGTGGCATCAGCGATTCGCCGCGCCTCCGGTAGCAGCCACGTGAAGGGGACGCTCAGGTAGGTCGTTCCTCCCATGCGCCACTGCTTTATGCCCTTGTGCCACGCGTACATTAGATGCTCTCCAGCAGCCTTCCTTGCGCCCGCGCCCGCCGCAGGCGTTCCTCGATCAACTTCGCGTAGACCGGCGAGAGTTCGCAGCCAGCAAACATCCTGCCCAGGTTATGCGCGGCTACTCCTGTGCTGCCCGATCCTGCGAAAGGGTCCAATACCATATCCCCAGGCCAGGAGTAGAGCTTAATCAACCTGCCCGCGAGCTCTACGGGGAACGCCGCGGGGTGAGTTCTATTGGTCTCCGGGTTGACGCGCCACAGGTTAGAGGTTCCGAAGGTAAACTCGGAAGAGCAAAGATCGGATTTCGCCCCTCGCGGGTTTGGCAGATCGAAGCGCCCTTTGCTGAACACCAGGATAGATTCTTGGTGGTCTCGCAGGCATGGATTGGAGGGGCTGCACCACGTTCCCCAGGCGGTGGAGTTCTTCTGTGCCGCCCCCTTATCCCAGATGATTCCGCCGCGCAGGAGTAGCCCCGCCTGCACACCAAGCAGCGTGTAGAACGCCTCTAGGGGATATGCGGGGGAACGCCCGATGTAGCTTGCGACGTTGATCGCTAACCTCCCGCCTTCACAAAGCACGCGAGGAATCTCTGCCATCCACAAGCGCGCCCAGTCCTCATACTCCGGCCAGGGGCGCTGATCGCAGATGCCTTCCCCGTAATCAATCCCCGCGTTGTAGGGCGGAGAGGTAACGCATATCTGGGCGTATCCCCCTGGAAGGGATCGCAGCCACGGGATGCAGTCCCCACAGTGGAGGCCGAGGAAGTCGCGGTCGGTGAGGGCGGGGGCGGTCACTCAGCCTCCTCCAGTGCTTTCTCCAGCCACGCCTTCACCACGTCTCCGTGGCAGGGCTTCGGCGCACACCAGCAGGCCAACACGAGGTCGCCGGAGCGGGCTAGAGAGAGAAGGCGGGTGAGTTCGGCGCAAATGCTTGGAGCGCCATCTTTGGCACACTCCACCAGCATAGACTGGTACATTTGGATAGACTGTTTCCGGGTTAGGCCGCCGCCGTGCGTGAAGCAGTGCCAAGTGATTCCGCGGCCCGAATCTGGATGGTTCGGGTTATCAATAACGACCTGTATTCTCCACCTAATCCCGCCGATCACGAACAGATTCGCCAGCGGGCTCTCGGCCAGCCCGTACCGCTTGTTGGCCCGCCCGATGTAGACGACGCGCTCCGGTAGCACGCAGGGGGTAACGCCAGAACCATCGCGGATGTAGTCCCGGATGTGGGCGACGGTGATCGTCATCTCGCCTCCTCCGGGTGGCAGACCCTACACTTCGGCAAGGGGTCGCAGTAGGCCGCCCCCGCTTCATCCACGCTCATGGTCATGGAGTCGCGAACGAGGTGGCAGGTTCCCGGCGCGTGTTCGCCATCCTCGTAGCAGGCGACGCGATGGATAGCGCGGCCGCGCGGGGTTCCTTGGCCGTCGCAGGTAATGCCCTCGTGGTGCCAGATCACTCTGCCTCCTCCGCCTCCATCAACCGATGCAACGCCAGTTCGCTCGTCCCCTTCAGTGCCATGTCCATCTCGTACAGCCGCGCCATACGGAAGCAGTCAACCTCCCCGCACGTGTCGCAGCTTTCTTTCCAGTGAAGTTGGCATCTGCCGGGCCACTCCGTCAGCGCGGCTCGCACCGACTCCAACACTCGCCGGTCCACGAGAACAACGTCGTCCGTCAGGACCCTGCCGGGTCCCGTGCCGGGTCGCCAGCCGCTCATGGCTTCGCCCCCAACGCGCGGAGGGCGGCTATCGCGATACCGATAGGACACTCAGGCCGGTGTCTGACATCCTCCGCCGCGGCATAATGAGGAACCGCCCCGTATATGTGCATACAACATCCACAATACGTCCTAGTGCTCCCCTCGTGCGCCCAAATTGACTTTTCGGTGATGACTCGCAACGCTTCCATCGCCTTCTCCACGCACCCGGCCTCCGGCTCCGCGCCTTCCTCGAAGCGGAGGTAGGCGAGCGCGGCGCGGGCCATCGCCTCCCGCACGTCTCGCTCATGCTCCTCACGAAGACGGGCAATCTCCTCCTTCCAGGCTGCCTCGTCCTGCATAGTAGTTACGCCGTCCCTAACGGGGAAGGTCCTAGTCGGGTTCCAGATAGCGTGAGCACGCGCCGCCTCTATCGCCTTCGCCAAGCCCTCGATGCTCATTCTCCATCCTCCCTGATCGCGTTCACGCGGCGGCGCAAGTCCTTCATGTTGCCTGCCACAATTAGCAAACGGCCCCTCTCGTCGAACAGCGCCGCGTCGCCTTGATGGTCGTAGAACCGCACAATCCTGAAGCCGCGTCGCTTCACCCACCTCCGTAGCTCTATCGCGTTCTTGAGTTTCACTTTACCTCCAATCCCCGCAGGACGCGCTGCGCGCTACTGATACGCCGCTCCAGTTCGGCCGCGGTCTTCTTGGGGTCAATCGTGATCATCCCCCGCGAGCAGGCGAGCCTATCGCCGACCATGCGGGCTTCCGCAAAAGCCTCCTGTCCCTCCGGGTTCAGATAGCAGATCAGGGAGTGGGCGTGGTCTCCGTGGTCCTCCAGAATCGCCATGAACTTTTGGAGCGCGGCCAGCGCGTGTCCCGCGAAGGTCACTATCATCTCCGCTTCGGTTTCCTCGACGCCGTACGCGTCGCACTCGGCAGGGATGATCTCCCAGGTGACTCCCGCGGGAGGCGAGTTCTCCTCGCGCGCTAGGTGCGTCACCAGGGAATTCATCCGTTTGGCTGTTCCGCTCAGTACCCATCTCGGTTCGCAGTGCAAGTGTTTCATCACTCACTCTCCTCTTCGGCAATGAACTGCCGCGCCAGCGACCGCACACGGCCGATCGCGGCGAGGTCCCGTGCGAGGTCAGCCTCGACCGCTGGCCAGGTGACTTGCCCGTAACCATCCACAACGTGATCGCACTCATTGTGCTGGAGGCACGCATCGGTTCGCCTCGCCGCAATCAGGCGGTCCAGCACGTCGGTGAACTTTCTTCGCGTTGCCTCCAGTTCCGTCTGTATCCGCCCCACCTCCGCGAGCAGAAACTCCACGTCCTCCCACGCGTGGGCGATGGCCTGCGCGTCGGGATGGGTGATCTCCACGATCTCGCCGCTGTATTCCTTGACGAGCGCGTGTCTCTCGTCGAGTTTCGAGACTGGCGTCATGCGGCCGTCCCCGGCATTCTCACCCTCGGCGCAGACCTGGAAGCGCGGCTCGGCCCTTTGCATCCCGCTACGCACGAAGTCCATCACATATATCCGACCACGATTTTGCGTCGCCAGGTAGATGTTCTGGCCCCGGTATCCAAACCACCTCCACGGCCCTCGCGTCGCCGCTGTGTGCCGCACCCTGATCTCGTCAAGTTGCTCTGCTCGCGTCATGTCCTCACTCTCCCTTCGGTGCAACCATCGGTTGCTGTCATTCTCGGATACCACCTGCCTTCAATTTCTAGATGAGGCAAGCCCATCGCAGGCTTTCTAGGAAGCGGCTTCTTTCCGCACGCCTCGCTCCGCCAGAAGAAGTCACATCCTCCGCACCGCACCTCCTCCCGCACTCCCGCTGCCGTCGCCGCAGGGGTCGCGCTCGGCATGGGCTTGAGTATCCGCTCCGGTTCCGCCGCGAGAACCCCCGTGCTTCTATGCTGCTCCCGCTCCGCCTGTTGCTGCAAGGCCACCGTCATGGCTCGATACCAGCGCGCCAGCCGTGGCGTCGTCTCTCCCCGGCAGGCAGGGCAGAGGTAGGCATAGCGCGGCTGCTCCGGCATCCCGTATAGCACTGACTTCCCGCGCGCCCCGATCAGTTCTTCGTCCGTCTCCTCCGGGCGATACTTGGGTAGGGACACCAACCCGGAGTCGCGGCAGTAGCGACACTCGTAGACCGGGACCGTGCGGCCGTTCACCGTCTGGTAGCGCGGCTTGGGCTGCTGCCAACGGCGGACGGGAGTAGTGGTTTCTGCCGGTTCGCTTCGGACGTTGGTTCGCATCCTATCGTATTCCTCGTCGCTTCTGCACCGCGATGCAGAGCGCGTTCCAGTTGCTCTCGAACAGCGACCAGTTTGCCGAGGACTTGTCCCCGCGAATCCGGTGGTCGAAGAATTCGTCAACCAAGTCCTTGAAGTCGTGGATATCATAGAGCAGGTGGCCAGAATCATCCGTTTCAGCCTCGCGCTCCGCCAGAAATCCAGCCGCGCGCCCGAAGGGCATGACGGGCTTGGGTAGGTTGGTGTGCTGCCTGAGCCGGAAGTAGTAGTACCGCAAAGCCCACTGGCTCGGCGGCAGGTCCGTTTCTGCCGGCGAGGGGAATGCGTTAGCATTCCCTACATTGGCAACGGCAACGGCAACGGCAACGGCACGACCTAACTTTTCGGAATTTCCTCCCGAAGACTTCACAAGATGCTTCTGAGTTTTTTCCGATAACTTCTCAAGAATATCGGGAGGGGGGAGGGGGGAGCGCGGCTTCGAGTTGTAGCTCATCTTCTGCCAGTCTTGCCAGTTGATGAAGACGTAGTATTCGCCTCCATCGGCGGAGTAGGAGGCCAGCACCTCGGCTTCCTCCAGCATCAGGAGTCGGTCACGCACCGCGAACTCGTCCAGCCCGAGGTGCTTTCCGATCACCTCCGGCCTCGCTGGGAACAGCCCATAGTTGTCGCAGTAAGCGGTCAGGCAATAGAAGAACACGTCCCGCGTCGCGCTGTCCCACGGCTTGTTGTAGATCTTGTGCCCGTCAACAATTCGCCTTGCCATTCCCTCGCCTCTCTAGCCCTACTTCAGTGATCCGCACCGCAGGCACAGGCGGACCCGTACCTCTCGCGCGAGCCCCCGTGCTTCTGCCAGGGTCATCTCCTCGCACATCCTGGCTCGGCATACCTCAGTTAAACACTCCCGGTCTTCGTGGAGCGTCTCCGGCTGCCGGGATTGAGGGCTCCAGTAGTACCGCTTCCGCCTCAAGTCACTCGGATTCAGTCCCTCTCGCATTTCTCTCACCTCCCTTCCTAGTCGAGCCTCGCCTAGAACGCCAGCCCGTGCCGAGATTCCGGCTTGTGCCTAGTTTTGCCTTGTTCGCATTGCCGATCCTGTATGCGCCTTGCCGTGTCACGCCCCGGACGCCATGCCTAGCCGGTTCCTTCCAAGCAATGCCTAGCCCGTCCTAGCCAAGGCTGCCGCTGTCGCCCAACGCCTTATCCAGCGCGGGCCAGTTCACGATCTCCTCCAGATTCTGCAAGCGCCCGTACTTGCGCCTGAAGGCTTGCAGTTCACGCAACGCCTGCGCCAGCATCTGCACCGAGAGGTCAGGAGTTCCCCGAACGATGTTGAGGGGAACGTACACCCGCTCCTCTTCATCCTCCGTACCCGCGCCGTCTTGGACGTTCACGAAGAAGCGTACCGGTTCTGACCGCTCCCCCTCCTCGTTGCGCGTAATGACGGTGATGCTCGCCATCATGTTTCGGGCCTCGCGCAGTCGGTACAGCCGTGCCGCCTCCGTGTCATCCCAGGTGAAGGCGTCGTGGAGGGGACTCCTGGCCCTCCGCGCCGTGGCGACGATGTTTTCCGGGGTGAGTCTCACGCCGCCGGTGTAGAGGCGGTAGAGTTCCGCCCCCCATCGGGCCGCTTGCTCCGGGGAGACGCGGCTGCCTGCCGCCGCTAGGAAGCGCATAGCCTCTTCCGTCCCTACGGGGGCTGTACTCACGAGATAGCTCCCATCTTCCGGGCGATGTCAGACGCCCTGGAGAGAGTGGTCGTCACGTCGGGGAGGCGGCGGTAGCGGGGGAGTTCGGAAACGGGAACTTGGCGGGCCTCCGCGATCTCCCACCTGCCCCAGGTGTCGCCCGACTTCTCCGGTCTGTTCTCGCCCACGCCGATCAGCGTTCCGGCGATGTCGAACAGGTTGAGAAGCTGCTCCAGCGTCATGATGTGCGGGTAGTATTCGACTCCTACCTCACACCGCCAGTCCTGATACTCCGGGCGGTAGGTGAGGTAGACGGTCCCCGTCTCCAGCCTCACCGCGTCCTCTCTCGCTTCGACGCGGGAACAGGTGATTGGAACCACGTCCCCGCTCACAAAGAACTGCCCGCGAGCGCGGGACTTGAACAGTCCTGTGCCGTGAGCCGCCGCCGACACCGCCGCCTTCTTGAAGGCGATGGAGGGGAACCCGTATCTCCCCTCGGTGATGGGGAGGGACTCATTTCCCTCAACGTGATAGTGCGCCCCCGCGATCTCCTGGGCGATCTTCTCCGGGGTGCGGGCGTCCTTCTTCGCCTTGGTCGCCGTGCCGCCCTGCTTGTCGCTGATAGCCTGCTTCGCGAACTCAGAGAACTTGTGAACTACCAGTGGGGTTACGCCGCGCAGCGTGATAATCACGCCGCGCCTTTCGAGCGCCGGCAACTGCACTTCCGTTTGCGTCTCCGTCGGTACTGCTGCTTTCTCTCTTGCCACCTTGCTCATCTCCTCTTTCCTTACGGCTTACTCGCCGTGATTTGTACGCCTTGCTAGGCCCAGCTTTGCCAGCCCTTGCCTCTCCGCGTCCGCCATGCCAGTCCACACCGCGCCTATCCAGGCCCGGTCCTGCTTTGCCTCGTCTGCCTTGCCGGTCCCCGCCGTTCCCTTCCAGTCCCCGACCCGCCTGTCCATGCCCGGCCCAGTTCGCCATGCCTGTCCTAGCCCGTCCACACCAAGCCTTTCCTAGCCAAGTCTGCCATGTCCCTTACTTCACGCGCCCAGGCGTCGCGATCTGGTGGTAGGGGTTCAGGTTGCGGAGGCGGAGGGCGCGGGCGATCATGTCAATCGCCCTTTTCCAGATAGGCGTCGCTTACGATCTTCAGTTGTAGGCGGCCGATAACCTCCGATTCCCGGTCGGGCAGCGGCTTGACGACAATGCCCTCGCGCGGGTGATTAGCTTCAGGCCATAGCGATGCGCCATCCGAGAGCGCAAGCAGTTCCGCCAGATTGAACTCTCCCCGGTATACTTCAGGAACCCAGCGAATCCCATATGGCGCGGTGCGGTCGCGTGCCGAGTCGTGCGGCCACCAATTCCCCCTCTCGTACACGTCGAAGGCCGCGAAGAAGATGTCATTCCCGGGGACGGCACCATAGCGGAGGCTCTGAACTTTGCCGAACACCTCTCCGTAGAGAACCACGTCGGAATGTGCGCGACAGAACGCCTCGATTCCGTGGTGACGTTCGAGCGCCTGCCACCAGAGATTGATTCCGCTCGGCCGCTTCCACTCTCCGCGGGAGCCGCAGTACATGCGACTCTCAGATGCCGACCAGACAAAGCGCGCGTTGGCCCCATGTATCTTTTCGGTGGCGACGACGGGTTCGCCGGGTATGAACAAGTCGCAGTATCGGCGCAGGTTTTCTACGTCATATTTGCTCGCGTAGATCATCGGAGGGGCGGACTCTGCCTCGCCTCCCGTTCCTGTTCCCTGGAGGGGAGGTTCGTAGTGAATTACCCCTAGCGTCTCCGCTACATCATCACCAATAGAGCTGCCGTCCGGGGCCGCCACTAGCAGGCCCTGGGAGATAGTCCCGCGGAACTTGCGTACACGAATGCGGCGGTCTTTCTCCCGCTCTCCTAGGAACGCGTACTCAGGCGTAGCTGGCACCACGGAATCGGGCTGAATGTATGCGCCCGCCGTTACGCCATTCCAATCTGCCGTTCGCACTACCACTTGCCAGCCAAATACCCTTACAATGCTGAGGCTGTCTGCGTTCGGATGTGGCTCTAGCACCACAGGCACAACGTCTACTCTATGACTGCTCATTAACTCCTCCCTTCATCCTTCATAGTCAGAACAGTTCCCCCTGCGCGCCGATCTCCTCATACCTCACGCCGTCGCCGGTGACGACGCGGCGCAGCCCTTCGATCTGCTGTTCGGTGCGCTCCAGGTGGGGGGCGAGGGCCGCGCGGTGGTCGGATTCGGGCGGCAGGACCAACCGGTAGCGGTACTCGTCGCGCCCTGGAATGGGTTCGCCAGGAATGTCGCCACCGAGGAGCCGAAGGGCGGCGCGCAGTTGGGCGATAGCCCCGTCGTGTGACCACCCCCAAACCCCGAACGCCTGGTGAAGCTGAGTCGCCGTCACCCAGTCTCCGTTTGCCGCGAGTAGGCGGTCAAGGACGCGCCGCTTCTTGCTGCCCGGTTTGGGGGCGACGGCGGCGTAGAGGTCGGGGGCGTTCACCGTCCCCGCTCCTTGAAGTCGCGGCGGCAGACATGCTCCGCCACGGTCAGCCCGCGATACTCCGGGGCAAGCGCGGGGTCGTGGGAGGAGTGGCCCTTGGCGCAGGGCTTCGCGGTCCCTGGCGGCCCAGCGTTACGATCCCAGTGCGCGCAGAGTCCGCAGCACTCTGCAATGCGTGTTACCTCGCCCATGTTCGGCTCCTGGTGCGTCTGTGCTGCTAACCCTAGTCCACCACCAACCCCCGGTACTGCTCCCCTGTGTCTCGGCTGGGGCGGGCCTGCGTATGACGCAGAACCGCGGGTGCGCCTCCTGCAAGCCCGCCCCCCTATCGGCGCGAGGTCGGAGTGCTCGCCTTCGAGTGGTCGGATGTGACTCTCCACACCTCCGCTTCCGGTAGGGATACGCCCGTTGCGCCACTCACACCGATAGCCGCCAAGTCGCGTCTCCTGTGCGTCATGTCGGGGCGGGCTGGCCCTCTCCGCGTCTGCGGGTATACGACCCCGGAAGTGAGGCCCTCGCCGACCCGCCCCGAACTCTCGCGCTACAGCCCTCCCTCCGCGTCGGGGATGATCCTCCCGGACACCCCGAACGCCGCGTTCAGTTCCTCCTGCGCGTCGTGCACCTCACACTGCGCGGCCGCGTATTCCTTCTCGGCCTTCGCCAATCGGCGGTAGGCCCGCGTGTGCCGCTCGGATGCGGCGACTCGTCTCTCGGTGTCTGACATCTCTCACCTCCCGTGTAGTGACTGCTCAGTGGGGCGGCCCGGTTAGCTCGCCGGGGACTCCGTGCGGGGTTGGCCCATCTGCCTCCCCGAGCCGCCCTCTCAGCAGTCGCCTACGCTACGCTCCGCTCCGTCCTCGCGCTCGATAATCTGGAGGCCTACGATGGTGGCGGTCATCGGGTCGTCACCTCCACGCGGCTGCCGTCGCCGTTCTTGGTCACCTGGATACAGGTCGGGAAGGCGTCCTTGAGGTCGCCCAGGTGGGTCACGACCAGCACCGTCGCGAACCGATCGGCCACACGCGCCAGGCATTCCACGAATTGCGCCTGGCCCTGCTGGTCGAGTGGCGCGCAGGTCTCGTCAAGCACGAGCAGCTCACACCGCGCCCCGGCCCTGGCCGCCAACATCTCGCTCAGCCCGACGCGGAGGGCGAGGTCAACGCGCATCCGCTCCCCGCCTGAGAAGCTCTCGTACAGGCGCGGCCCACGTTCGTCACTTACCACCAGGTCGAGCGTCTCCGCCAGACCCTTCGCGACCTGCCTCTGGGTCCTCAGTTCCAGGCTCATCCGCCCGTCACTCAGCGTCTCCAGCACCTCGTTCGCCGCGTCCTGGAGAGCCGGTATCGCCTGCTCGATCAACAGGGCAGGAATTCCGCCCTTCGAGAATGCGCCGTCACGCGGGCTGCCCAGAATAGTGAGCAGTTGCCGGCGCCGGACCAACTTGCCGACCTGCTCGCGCAGGGGTTCGATTCGCCCGGCCGCTTCCTGCGCGGCCTCCAGTCGGGAACGTAGGCCGCCAAGGTCGGAGAGGCACTGCTCCAGGTCCGTGCGGTAGCACGCCACCATCCGCTGCTTCTCGGCCGCGAATGTGGCGTTGTCGCGCAGGAGCGTCGCCCAATCCGCCTCCGCCCCGAGCGCAGCGGTGAGTTCGGCGATCCGGGCCGTGAGTTCGTTCAGTTCGGCGCGGCGTGCCTGCTCTGCGCTGAAGGCCTCGGGCAGTTGCGCCTCCGCCTCCTCTACCTGGTGAAGCCGGCCGAGCCAGGTTTCCAGCGTAGCCGCGTCCGTCTTGGCCTTCGCGTGGGCGGCCGGGTCGTACTGCACCAGGGCCCGGTCAGCCCTCAGCGCCTCTAGCGCGGCGGCCTCCGCTTCGCCGGGGGTGATAGCCCGCAGCGCCGTGGCCTTCGTCTCGTCGTCCGCCCAGGGAATCTCCGCCTGCAGTGCCTCAAGCGCAACCTCCATCATCGGGAGCGCGGTCTGTGCCTCGCGCGCTTGCGCGATCAGCGGACACTGCTCAACCATCGCCGTCGCGCCGGTGGCGGCACACGGCACGGTGTCCAGCACCGCAGTCTGCTTGCGCCGGTCGGCGATCTGGTCGGTGAGGATGGACGCCTCGCGCTCGTGGGCTGTCCGCTTGGACTTCACCAGGGCGTCCAGTGCCGCCAGGTCGCCCCTGTGCTGAGTGTGTGCCGTATTGACCTTGGATTCGGCCAGCAGCACCGCCTGGTCGAGCCTCTGCGCTTCCTGGCGTAGGCCCTCCAGCCGGTCGGACTCAGCCTGTGCCTGTCGTGCCGTCGCGAGTGCAGCCTCCGCCTCCAGGCGGAGCGCAACGCGGGTGCGCAACTGCTCGGCGCGCTGAGTGGCCGCCTGATACTCCGCCTTGACTCCCGATTCCCGGCCTTGCAGGTCAGTGAGTTCCTTACGCGCCGCCTGGTCCTGGGTCTGCTTCGTGAGCAGCTCCTCGCGGTCGGCTTGCAGGTTGCGGACATTCGCCTCCGCGACCTCCTGCCGCTTCGCCGCGTCCGCCTGTCGCTCAGTGACCTCGGCGATCTGGGATTCCAGCGCCGGGACCTGCGCGGCATAGGCGTCGAGGTCATAGACCTGCCGCTCCAGTCCCTCGGCCTCGGCCTGCGCGTTACGAGCCATCGCCCGGGCAGTCTCTGCTTTGCGCTCCCAGGCGTCGAGGTTGAGAATGGAGGCCAGGACCTGCTTGCGGTCGGCGGGCTTCGCGTCGGCAAAGGCGGCTGCGTTGCCCTGCGTGCTGAATGCCGTCTGCCGGAGCAGGTCGGCGGTCATGCAGAGGACCTGCTCGATCTTCTCCTGCGTCTCCCGCTCACTCTTCCCGTCGAGGACCACCGGCCCGTCCTCGGTCAGCTTGTGGAAGGCCGTGGTGGTCTTCCCGCTTCCCTTCGTGGAGCGTTGGCGAGAGACCATGTAGGTGTCGCCATTCAGCGAAAACTCGAACTCGACGCGCCCGATCTGCTCTCCCTCGGTGACAATCGTGTCCGCGTTGCCGCGAGCCTCGCCGAAGAGGGCGTAGAGTAGACTGTCGGCCGCGAGGGTGGACTTCCCGGCGCCGTTCTGGCCGCTCAGGACCGCGAGGGAGACGCCAGACAGGTCAATCTCATGGCGGCCGCGGAAGGAGTGGATGTTTTCGAGCACCAGTCTACGCGGTCGCATCGCACACCTCCTGCGCCACGCCGAGCAGTTCGTCGCGCATGGGCAGATAGTCGGGGTGCTGCGCTAGGTATCCATCCAAGGCCGCGCCCAGGTCACTCTGCGCCGTGATATCCACCTCGCGGCGGCGCACTGTCTCGGCGCGCTCGATCTCGACGGAGACCTCTGCGGCGCCGTAGGACTCCAACACGTTCCGATAGCGGCCCACCTCGGACTGCCACTCTGCCGGCACTCGCAATCGGATGACGGATCCCTGGGGCACCTGGTCGGGCCAGGGATACCCTTGTGCCTCCAGCGTCACAAATTGCCGCGCCGGCGTCGGGTAGAACTCCGCCGCGTGCTGGCCCTGCTCGAACGTGTGCAGGTAGTAGCCATGCTCGTGCAGTCGCTCGCCCTGATTGACCGTCTCGGTGCTGCCGGAGTAGCCGATCCAGGGTCTCTCGTGTAGCACCTGCGGCTTGTGGACGTGGCCGCCGAGTACCGCGTCGAAGCCGAGCGCCGCGAGCTCGTGGACCGAGAGCGTCACGTCGCCAGTCAGCATCATCATCCGGTCCTGCGGGCCGGCCTCTGCGGTGTCAATCGAGAAGTGGTGGATCAGGACAGAGGGAATGCCAGGAGCGCGCTGCGTCGCGAGCCCCCGCGCGATATCCATCAGCTTCTCACGCATGGCCGCGGCGAGGTCGGCGGGGGAGAGGTCGCGCATCTGCTCATCAGCGAGGAGCCGCGCCTTGTGGGCCGAGGGTAGGCAGGCGATCTGTAATGCTGACTCGGCAGGGTCCCGCTCGTCGGGTATCCTGATCATCTCCGGGTAAGCAGCGACGCGCAGCCCCGGCGCATCTTCGAGCAGCGTCAGGGCGTGCTGATAGATGAGGTTCCGATTCGCTTCGTGGGTTCCGAGGAGTAGGAGGCAGCGGACCCCATGCTCCAGCGCGGGAGCGAACGACTCCCGCGCCCAATGGACCTCGGTTGGGCTGGGTTTCGCGGAATCCAGAAGATCTCCGCAACTGAGCACCAACCGCGCGCCGCGCCGGATACCGTCCTCGACCGCGAAGCGGGCGCAGCGATAGCGATCCATCAGCGCGCCATTGAGGCCTGTCTCGGAATCGAGGCGGCTGCCGGCCGGGCCGAGGTGCTGATCCGCAAAGTGGAGGAGGGTGATGCTCACCGCGCCCTCCTCTCCGCGTCCGTCAGTACCAGGCGGCGCTTCGCCTCCTGTAGCTTCCCGATAGCCTCAGTGATAGAGCAGCCCGCGTCCTGATGGTCGCTCCGTGTACACCGGAAGCTGATCTCCTCAAGCTCCTTCTGCGCCCGCGTGATCTGGCCGCGCAATTCGCTCTCGCTGTGGGTCTCAGCCACGGTCCACCTCCCGCCGCGCCGCGCGCTTCCGCGCGTGACGCTTCACCAGTCTCCGGTTGATTCGCGCCTCGGGCGCGCGCCAGGGGCCGCGCAGGGCGTGGCGCAGGTAATGAGCCGCGAGAGAGCGGTCATAGTCATGGGGGCTCTGCGCGAGGAGCCGCGCGTCATACTCCGGGCGAATCGGGCGACCTGCGGCCTCGCGCTCCTGTGCGTACTGCTCATATGCCGCCCACTGCTCAGGCGTGATCTCGGCTTCGGGCCGCGGAGGGGCAGCAGGTAGCGGGCTAGCCATGCCTGCCGCGCCCTCCGCCGCGCCGTCGAAAGAGAGGGAGAGTGCGCTCATTGGTCACCGCCCCTCTGCCGAAGCAACTCCGCCGCGTTGTCGCACCAGGCGACGATGGTGGAGACTTCCGCATTCGACTTGACGGGGCCGACCTTCTCCTTCAGGTCCTTGGGTAGCTTGTTCCAGACCTCAGCCACCCGCCTCATTGCATCTTCGCGCGTGTAGGGAGCGGCGGGCTCGGCAGGGGTGTCGGGGGTATCATCCCAGGGGCCGGGGGCCTCGGGCTGCGTCTCCGCCTCCTCGAATTCCTCCCCCTCCGCCTCAGTCGCCAGGTCATACTCCGGCGCAGGCAGGGTCGCCGCGGAGGGGAACTCGGGGCCGAAGATCTGAGACGCGGAGGCTAGTCCGCGCTGTCGCGTCTGCTCAGGCGTCAGGTCCGGCTCGACCCGCACGCAGAGAAAGCCCTTCGCGAGTTCTTCGGGGTTGTACGCTGCCTTCACCCCCACCTCGCGAATCACGCGGAGCTTCGCTTTTGTTTCGGCGAGGGCGAGGCGATCGCGATACCGTTTGTCGAATTCGGCCTGCACCTTGTCGGGGTCGCTGACGGTCCGCTCGACCTCTTTCCACTCCTCGTCGCATAGCCAGTACTTGGTGGCTGAGTGCGTCTGCCACTGGCCCGCCGGGTCGAGCCACGCGCCGACGGCCCGAAAGCCGACGTTGTGGGGGCAGAAGGGCTTGCGTCCGGCGGCCTCGGCCTTCTCGACGCAGGCGCTGCATGGAGGCGCGTCATCCACGCGGCGGGAGTGGGTATCGCTCCACACGACGCCCCTCGCCTCCGCGAGCTTCATTAATCCGATCTTCGTGAGGGCGAGCTTGCTGTCGCGCTTGTACACGTCGCCGTCATTGGGATCCGCGGAGACCTGCACGATGATCGGCCGGAGTCGCATCCCCTCGCCCGCATAGACCATCGCGCGAGGGCCGAGGACGTTGATTCGGGCGGCAACCGGGGCCAGGTCCAGCGACTGCACGGCCTGGCCGACCGGCACGAGAGCGGTGATGTTAGGTTGCTGGCTCATCTCTCCACCCCCTTGACAGCCGCCTCGCCCACGTCTACACTTATGTGGGTGAAGCCTTCTGGTCGTTCGCGGCCCTCGGATGCCAGTCCGGGGGTCGCCTCGCGTCTGTTGCTCATCTCTCTCTACTCCTCTCGCTCATTTGGGTTGGGCAAGCGCATACGTCGCCTGCCAGCGTTCGATTTTCGCGCGCCCGAGCTCGGCGTCGCTCCTCATTCCATCGCCCAGGACCTCACAGGCTAGCCAGAGCAGGACGATGCTCACCGCCCACTGAACCCAAGGCCGCAGGCGGCGGCGCGGGCGGTAGCTGATCTCGTGCCACTTACCCATTAGACTGACCCTTGTTCCGCAGGAACTCCGCGACCTCAGAGTGCGTGATTTCGTCGCCGGAGAAGATGGCTCCGCACTCACGGCAACGCCTCGCCGCGGCGTCCAGATACGAGAGGCACTTTCCGCAGTGAAGTCCACAGTGGGGGATATCGCCTACCCTGATCGCAGCCCACGTCTCCTCCGGCTCCGGCTCCGGCTCCTCGGCCTCGATGCGGGCGAGGATGGCGTCGAGGGCTGTCAGCCATGTATCTAGAGCCTCATCAACCCTCGCAGGCCATGCCGCAGGGTATCCTTTGATGCTTTCGATGGAGCCTCGTAGCTTCCGTAGCTCCTCCAGCACCCCACCCGGCAGCGTCTCAGTCGGGGGCGAGGTGACGCGGGCGAGGATGGCGTCGAGGGTAAGGCGGATTCGGTCATAGGAATCAGTGTCGGCTTGCCGGGGAGTTCCCCAGTTCTTGATTCGGACTTGTATCTTCCGCAGTTCCTCCACCGCGCTCGCGGGCAGGGTGTCCTCGCCGTCCTGCACCGAGAAGAGGTGGCCAGTCCAGCCGGGGGAGATACCGAGGTTTTCCGCGAAGCAGGCCCCGAAATCGGCAGTGACCCCTGGTCCCTCGATACCGAGGTACTTGCCTCCAGGTTGCAGCGCTTCCACGCTAGTAATCCGTAGACTCTTCATCCTCTCACCTCACTCCCCGACAGCCGCGCCGCCAGGTTGTCTCGCGCGGGGCCGCGTAGGAGCGCTGGGGCCGGTGATGACCCCTGGCCTCGAAGCCGGACACCATCCGACACGCGCGAATCTGATCTGCAAACGGGGGCCGGGGCCGGCCGTAGGGGTGCTGCCCCTGCTGGGGGTAGGAACAGCCGGCCGGCCCCGGTGAGAATTGCGCCCGCGAGTACTGCTCTGTTCGGTTCCCCTCGCCCGCGGGGGTCAAGAAGGTGCGACCGACGTGATTAGTGCGGACGCGCCCGACCACTGAGCGACCGGGCGCGCCGATTCGCTGCGCGAGTTCACAGAGGTTGCCCGCCTC